AATCTAATGTTTTAGTTTGTAATATTAAAAGGGATATTTGTTGTAATATAACACCAGATTTATTGAAAAGATATTACTAAAATTGATTTTGTTTGTATGTTTAAAAACACATGTTATAACAATATATTATCGTCTTTTGTTATAATAATTTGTGTTGCATTGTTTTATCCAACATTTTGCATATTATTTTGTGCTTTCAAAAAAGCATTTTCTAATTGAAGGTTTCTAATTTCTTCATCCCTTTGAGCTAACAATATTCTTGTTTGCTTATTGAACTCTTCGAATAACTTCTTTGAGTGATCGCTTACAACTTCCTGTTTATATCCAGCTTCTTGTTCTTCTTTAAACATTGGGCCGTTGCCGGTGAGAATGTAATTAGCATCTATTAAGGGGAATCGTTCACAAAATGAAGATATTAGATTTAGTGATGCTCCTTGTCTCCCATTCCTTATATGAGACATTAACGTTTTATCTAATGAATCTATCTCTTTGACAATTTCTGCATCTGTCATACCAAGAGCATCAATGATAGATAATAATCTTTCCGAATAACAATTTTTTGCCATAATTATTTAATTAAATTTGTAGTTGATAAAATATCAACTATCTTTGTGTCGTAACAAGTTGCAGATGTTACAGAGACAAAGTGGTTAAACTTCCCTCGTTAGAGGTTTAATATATGGTATCCGTAGTAGCTGCAACCTATTGCGGATATTTTTTATTTTCAATTAATAACTGCTAATCCAAAGAGATATGTTTGACTTTAAAAAGGATTATTATAAATATCCATTATTATTATCATTATCAATACCTGCTATCTATTTATCAATACCTGCTATCTATCTAGTAATAGGATTAATAGTTTGGTGTTTGCCTTTGATTGTGATATCGTTAGTAGTTATTGCTATATGGTTATTAATAATTTATTTTGCTGCTGATTAACTTGGTGCATTTACTTATTATCAAAGAATTATGGATGAAAAATTAAACCTATCTCCCGATCCATGCAATTCTGATGAACAAATCAGAATGAATTGTTTAAAGTACGCTGTTTATGTTTATGAAGCTCAATGCTGCTCTGGAAAATGGATTAGCACTCCTTTGGAACTAGCTCAAGTTTTCTATAAATGGGTTACTTCTGTGGAGGGAAAGCAACCGGAATAGAAAACTTAATTGTACTTATGGTGGAGTTGGTCTTTTCATTACCAATTCCAGCATTTACAATATTAATTTTAAGCCCTATCCCCGTTCCATTTTTATCTGATGCTTGTACACTAAGGTTGAACTCTATATTTTTAATAATTCTTCCATCTTCGTATAAATCATTGCTTTCTCCTTTCCATTTCATTTTTGATGGATTAACGATGAGTCCATTTTCTGATTTCTCCTCATTAAGTTCATATACTGCATCTGCGATGCTTGATATTGTCTCTTTTATAAATTCTTTCAATTCCATGATTTTATATAATAATGTATAATCCGCTCTAATAGTTAAATAATGTTTCATGGTAGATAAAATATCAACTATTGTTTTGTGGTTGATGTTTTATCTACTATATTTGCAATACCAAATCAATCCAATACAAATAAAAGGATAAAATTTGATAGAAACAATAGTAATAACTAAAAAGAGAACAAGATGAACGCATTTACATTTTTGACAGAAATCGGAAAATTCAATAACAGTGAGATAATGAAACATGCTCACATCTTGAAAGCGTATCGTCGTATTTCTTTGAGTGAAGCATTGAAACAGGCTTGGTTCTTGGCAAAGAGACAACAAAAAGAATATAGAGAGATTGAAGAGGAAAAGAAGTCATATAAGCCGGAGTTTCCTAAAAAAGAAGGTAATGTATTGAAAGCGTTCTTTACCGGGAATCATGCTGATTATATAAATCGTGATAGTTCTTGGAGGTAATTATGGATATAGAATATATAAATAATCAATTAGTCTTTCTTCGTAAATATGTGAAAGACTTAGAAACTTATGATGAATCCACTGTTAGGAAATTGGCGAAAAGTAATAAAACTAAAAGTGAAATTATAGATTCCTTTTTGGAAAGTATAAAATTTTACGAATCTCTGTTAGGTTAGAACCTACGTAAGAAGCGAGCGAAACGCTTTCAGGGCACAAAGGTAAACCGATGAATCCTAATTCGAGATGGGAGGATTAACCCTCAAAAATGAATCCGTGTTCAGGGCACGTTAAAGTAGCCTGCGCAGATAAGCATTATAGCCGATGCGAAGTATAGCGTAATAGCCAACCAGCGATGATATGAGCGGAAGGAAGCAACGTGAGTAAGTAATATATCGAAAAAATCAGTCTGAAAAACATCGTCTTTATCAGTAAGAAAACGGGAATAGGCGTCCGTACGCTGATTGTAATATAGCCCTACTGACAGTTTGAAACTGACATCCGGTAGTGAGAATCGGGTAGGGCACTTTTCTGTAGTGTTTTATTTTGTGTTTGTGTGTTGTATAGTGTACGGTCTGTGAAGATAGTGCACTTTTTTAATTAATCGGGCGGATGTGTATATCGTGGCTGAAACTGCGGTGAGGTACACCAATATTCCGTGAGACCGGTTCGACTCCGGTTCCGTCCACAATAATAATCAAATAATTAATATTATGAAACGTACTCCACTATTAGGAATTTGGGCAATATCGTTTGCATTAACAGTATTGCTTGCAAACGAAATGAATATTGTATTTTGGCTTTCGTTTGCTGTATTTGCATTATGTTCCATATACATGGAAAAGCACCAAAAGAGACTAAAGAGAGAAAAGTGATATAGGTATGCGGTTCGGGAGAATAGCTGTTTTATGTGTGAAAATTCGTGTCGATTAAGTCCTGTATCCGACGTGATACAGGCAAATGGGCAATTAGTTTACTGGTTATAACGTACTTGTATGGGTGAGAAAGAGGTTCGATTCCTTTATTGTCCACAAATTAATAATTTAAATATTTGTTTATGAAAGGAAAAAAAGGATTTGATAAAAGCAAAGAGAGGATACGTATAGAAAAGAAACTTCTAAAGAAAAAAGACGATGTCAAATTTGACTATAGCGAAGAAATGGTATTAAAAATACGTAGAATTACTATAGAACTGAATAGATTAGCTAGAGAAGCGAGGATCATTGAGAAGGATCAACTTTTATATAAAATGGTCTCATTTAAAGAAGCTGGATTTATTTATGTAGTTAGAAACTATTAATTTATAATTTATGTAGTAATACACAATAGCTATGAAAACAAAGCTAGAGCTAGATTTATATCAATTAAAAAACATTATGGCTGATATGGTTCAAGTTGGGTACATGAAGGCTATTAAAGTTTATGAACCAACGAAAGATAATATAAGTACAAGAGAGTTGGTTAGATGGTTCAAGGTTCTTGGTATCGATCCTTCATATATAAACAAAATGGAATCAGAAGGATTAATAAAAGGCAAAAGAAAAGGGATAGGTAAAAATTCTCCTGTATGCTATTCCAGATTGGAGATTAAACAAGCTTTGGCTACGATTGATTTAAATAAGTATATCAATGTAAAATAGCTATAAAATTATATTCCATTCATTTATTAATTAACCCAATGCCGACACCCCAGGATGTCGTAGGGTGCGAGTCCCTGTATTTGAGTTTTACATGTTCTATACTATCCTAGTGTCCGTTGGTTCGGTATCTAGGAACAATCTTTTTTGTTTATTAAATTTTTCGAAAGCGTCGGTTTGTGAAAATAGACGCTTTATTTTCGATTAACCACTTTAATAATATATATAGTTATGAAAAAAGTAATTGTAAGAGGAGATCGTTCCGGTGTATTTTTCGGAGAGTTAGTAGAAAGAAATGGTAGTGAGGTTAAGCTCGCAAATTGTCGTAGATTGTGGTATTGGGATGGTGCTGCTAGTATATCTCAATTAGCAGTTAATGGTACAACTAACCCACATGGATGCAAATTCACAGTTATGGTTCCAGAGATAGAGATCCTGGATGTGATTGAGATTATCCCGTGTTCGGATGAAGCTGTAAAATCTATTGAAAGTGTACCGGTATGGGCAAGGTAATGGAAGATAGAATAAAGCAGTTTCTAAGTATTGGCTATGGCTATGGCTATGGCTATGGCTATGGCTCTGGCTCTGGCTATGGCTATGGCTATGGCGATGGCTCTGGCTCTGGCTATGGCTATGGCTCTGGCTATGGCGATGGCTATGGCGATGGCTATGGCTATGGCTATAGCTCTGGCTATAGCTATGGCGATGGCTATGGCGATGGCTATGGCTATAGCTCTGGCTATAGCTGTGGCGATGGCTGTGGCGATGGCATAAAATCCATAAATGGGAATTCTATTTATGTAGTAGATAATATACCTACTATTATCACAAATGTAAAGGGTAATATCGCAAAAGGTTTTATCCTTCAGTCTGATTTATCTCTTACTCCCTGTTTTATAGCAAAAGAGAACAATCAATTTTCTCATGGTAATACTCTACATGAGGCATTTGAATCTTTGCGAGAAAAGCTTTATGATGATAGTACAGAAGAGGAAAGGATCCTTAAGTTTAAAGAACATTTCTCTGACTTTTCTAAAAAGTATTCTGCTAAAGACTTGTTTATATGGCATCATGTACTCACTGGGAGTTGCAAGGCTGGAAGAGAAGCTTTTTGTAAGGACAAAGGTATAGATGTAGACAATGATAGGTTTACTGTATATGAGTTTATAGAACTGACTAAAAACTCGTATGGCGGTGAGATTATCCGCAAACTATCTTAACTTATTCCCGGTTTGCTTTGATCGGCACTCCGGGAGCAATTTAAACCACTTTAAATAATATAAGATATGAAAGAAGAAAAAGAATTAACTATTAGAGAGAAAGAATCTGTATTTGAGATTCAAACAGCAGATTTGAGTAAAGACAATCTTCCTTCTTTGGATGATGCCCAAGAACTTCCAATAGACTTGTGCGGTAATTATTGGTCTCCAGAAAATGCTGGAGAATTCAAGAAAATATTTTTTGTAGAAATCAAACCACAAAAGGTATTGAGTGCTACCAATCCAGATGAATTAATAGATTTGGATTGTGCTTTCTTTTTAGAAAGAAAGGCGGACGGAACAGTTCAAACTATAATTAACGGTTCCCGAAGATTAGTCGGTATTTTGGAGCAATATATTGAGAATGGTGCTCTTAAAAAAGGAACTCCCCTTAAAATCACTTACATGGGTAAAAGGAAGAATAAAACCAATAATTTCCAATCAGACAATTGGTCTGTCAAACCCCTGCTTATAAACTTACCTGTTGCCGGCTAATGGAAGCATTTGACTTGAATGGATTTGCGGAAGGGGAAGAACTCAACCCTTCTGCCTATAATCCGGAAGATTATCCTACCAAAGAAGAAATGCTTGACTTCATATACTCAAATTCTCACAAACCACCTGTTAATATTGATTTGAAAGAATTAAGCGTTAATGGATTGGTTAAGCGAGATCCAATGGAGATGTATTTGAAAAGCAAGCATATTTCTTCTTCTAACCTCAAAAATGCCCTCAAGACTCCTCGTTCATTTTACTATGATTATGAAAGGGTATTTGAGGAAAAAGAAAAGCCCTGCTTTCAACTAGGCACATTTGCCCACATGGCATTCTTGGAGCCACGTTTATTTGAACTTGTCAAAGTAGAACCTAAATGTAACCAATCTTCCAAAGACGGTGTAATAGTAATGATTAAGTTCTATAACGACTTATTATCAAATGATAAGAACTATGTTTCAGATGTCGAAGAAGAAATACCCTCTGAAAGATGGAACTTTAGCGATCTTAAAGATTACCGTGATTATAAAAAACAGAAATGTTTGGATCTGGGTTACTCCTTTATCAGTGAAGATATGAGTATGGTAATAAAAGCTCTTGAGAGAAATTATTATTGGTATGGTGGTGGTATTATCCCCCAATTATTGAAAGGGGCTTATTCAGAGGTGTCTTTTTATGGCAAGGACGAAGAAACAGGGTTAGATGTTAGAGTTAGGCCGGATTATTTCAATGTAAAGGAAAATATTGGTGTAAATGCTGTAATTTCCTTTAAGACCACACGAGCCGATGATCTCGGTAAGTTCTACTATGATTGTGCGAAGCTTAAATACGAGCTTTCAGAAGGAATGTATCAAGAAGTAATGAGTAGTATTACAGGACGAAACTTTAATGTAACAATAATGATAATGTTACAGACAGTTGAGCCTTTTGATGTTGCTGTTCTATTCTGGTCTCCTGATGATCTTGCAAATGGCAAATATAAATATCACTATGCTCTTTCCATCGTAAAGGACTGCTTTGAAAAGAAGTGGTTTCCCGGCTATGATGCTAATGCGGAAGAAGGTGCCCGTGGTATTATTGATATGCAACTTCCGGAATGGAGTAAAAAAATGCTTCATCCGGTTGCTATTGACGATATTGAATGATTAACTAAAATAAAAGAAACAATGATTGATTTAAAAGACTACTCTCCAGAAGAAGTTCAGTTCAAACTTCCAACAACAGTAAAGTTCCCAGAAATTATATTTCCCGATTGTGTATGCATGGATGAGATAAAAAAGAAACTGGCGGAGAACTTTATTGCCATTCAGGAAAAAGATGTAATAGCCAATCGGGTGATGGATGATTATGAAATCTCAACTATTCGTGCTAATTACGGTGAAATTGCGGAAGAACAGATGCCGGAATTAGAAGCGCAATTAGAGTCGTTAAAAGCTAAATTCAATAATGAAAAGAAGGAGTTTGAAGCGAAAATTTCAGCGTTACATACCCAATTTAAGGACCTTGTTAATCTTGCTAAAAAAGGAGTTAGAGATTATCCCCTAAAAATGATTGATACCTTCCGTATTCCTGTTATGGGGTATTATTTGTATTATTCATGGGTGAATGACGCTTTCCGTTTGGCATTGGTTCAGGAAATTCCGAAACACGAATATAATGACTTATTTAATTCTGGAGAAAAGAACCAGGAAGCATTTAAGGAATTAGGTTATGATCTTCCGAATGTTGATTTCAAGGATACACGAAAAAATGTTCGTCAGTTTGGTGAGGGTGAGAATATTGTTGAGGTATGGGAAGAAGATGGATATGATGTTTGGTTGGAGCAATGGATAGAGGATTTTGTTGATGAATCAACCGGTGAATCTATACCTATTCAACGGCATGAATTACATCGTTCTCCAATAGAAGAAAGTCCATGGAGAAAGGAGGAAAATAATGACGAGACTGGCACACAAGAAGGGGAGACCATCGAAGTATCGGAAGAGTCTGAAGAATAACCCGTATTGGGAGGAAGTGAAACGAAAGGTTCGTATTCGCGACGGGCATCGTTGCCAAGTATGCGGTAAAACATACAATTTAGAGATTCATCATAAAGTCTATGAAGTTGCGGGATATTCTATTGTAGGTCATGAATTAGAGTTCTTGTATTGCCTTGAAACGCTATGTGAAGATTGTCATGCAATGAAGCATGGTAAATAAATAATCCCGGTGTCCGTTGGTTCGGTATCCGGGAACTATTTTTAAAATAACTTATATGAAACAGATTAGTACTAAACAAGCACAACGTAACAGAGAAATAGCCAAGATTAAGGAAAACCTTCCTTCCTATTGTGTTATATGTGGTAAACCGGCTGTAGATGCTGCACATTTAGTTCCCAAAAGCATGTATCCCGAACACTATACAAATCCCTTGAATATAGTTGGATTGTGCCGGGAATGTCACAATAGGTATGATAATGATCTGTCCTTTAGACGCAAACAAAAGCGTCTAATAGAGCGTGTGAAGTCTTTTGATGAATGTGCGGCCAATAGATATTTCCGTTTATGAATAGTTATCAGTTAATATCCAAGCTTCGGAAGATTAGAAATGATACTTATCTCACCGCAATAGATCAGGCATTATATTATGAACTAATATCTATTTGCAATGAAAAGGGCTGGAAAGAGGTGTTTGAGGTTCGTAGTTCTGTATTATGTACTTCATTGAATATATGGGATAAAACACTACGGAAATCACGCAAAATACTTGCTGATGCAGGTTTAATATCTTTCGAATCATGTAGAGATAAGAGGATAGGATGTTATTATTCTTTTCAGACAATCCTAAGTAATGATATGAAATCATCGGTAATATCATCAGTAAATGGTACTGATGAAAATACCGGAGAAAATACGGATGATAACAAAATAAAAGATACTCAATCATCAGTAAATGATACGGTAATTTCTTCGGTACTACGTACTGATGAAAATACCTATGATAAAAATTCTACTCCGGTAATATCATCAGTAAATGGTACTGATGATATTAAAATTTCACCTATTATAGATATTAATAAAACTATAAACGTAGAGAGTCACGCACACGTGCGTGAGACTCCCCCCACTCCAAAGAAGAAATCTCGCAAGGAAAAAGGGGATGAAACTCCATTGGTTTACCCTTTCACTTCGATGGCTTTTATGTCGGCATGGGAGGCACTCCGTAAAACTCCGAAATGGAAGAAGAAGCTTAACTATGCTCTTCAGCTTTCGCTTGATAAACTTTCCAAGTTTGAAGAAGAGTTTGCTATCCGGCAGATCGAAAGAGCTATCGAATCAGATTGGACTGGGGTCGTTTTTACGGGAACTGAACGTGATTATCAAGAATGGTTAAAACAGAAGTATGGAAACAATCAGAACAATCGGGGAGATAATCCCAGTGGTGAAATTAGGTCAGCAGGAATTAAATCAATCTCCTTTGGTTAGGTATCATATTCATGGAAAGGATATAGATTGGAGAGAGGATCGGATAGAATGCTTTTGGAAAAAAGAGTTTATAAACTCCATGAAAGAGGTAGAGCCGGGGTTTATCGTTGATGAACGCAACAAAAATATTCTATCCGAGATGTATAATTATGTCTGGTGTAAAAGCAATCTATTAGATTCCTCAAAAGGTTTGCTTTTATGGGGGCCTTTAGGAGTTGGGAAATCAGTCTTAATAAAGGGGCTTCAACGTTATCTGGGGAAAATAAACCGTTACCGGTATGGATGCAACAACGATAGATTAGGCTTTAAATTTTCTAGTGCTATTGAGATAGCTTTATTATATGCCGAAAAAGGGATGAATGGTATTGCTCAATATACTGATAGAGAATGTATGTGTAATCTAGCGATAGATGAACTGGGGAGGGAACCGGTCGATTCTAAACACTATGGGACAGGTATTAACGTAGTGCAAACCATTCTCCAGCTTCGTTATGAAGTCAGAAGGGAATTTGTAACTCATGCTACTACCAACTTGAATCCTGATACGGAATTTGTCGGTAAATATGAAGGTTATATCGCTGATAGAGTGAAAGAAATGTTTAATGTGATCGAATTGAAAGGATCTTCCCGCAGATGAGAATAATCCTAAACATCCTCCTTCTCCTAGGAGTTAACATCTTATTTTATCTGGTAGTCTACGCAATATCAGACTACTTAATGGATACAATTAATTAAACAACGAATGATATGAATAAAACTCACGGTTCTTTATTTAGCGGGATTGGCGCTCCTGAACTTGCATCTGAATGGATGGGTTGGGAAAATGTTTTTCATTGCGAGATAAATGATTTTTGCCGTAGCTTTTTAGATAAACGATTTAAAAGTACAAGTTATGCAGATATTACCAAAACAGACTTTAATCTTTGGAGAAACCGAGTGGATATCCTTACAGGCGGTTTCCCCTGTCAAGATGCAAGTAAGGCAAAGCAGGCAGGAGGAAAGGGTCAGCTCGGCCTTGAAGGAGAAAGAACAGGATTGTGGTGGCACATGTGCCGGGCGGTTGATGAGATCCGACCTCTCTGGGTTGTCGCAGAAAATGTTGCCAATATCACAAGAGTTAACAACGGAAGAGACTTTGCAAAAATCCTCCATTCGCTTTCCAGATTGGGGTACAATGCGGAATGGAAGATTATGTACGCTTCAGACGCAGGTGCGCCCCAAAGAAGAGCTCGATGTTACTTGGTTGCTTACTCCGACGGCATCCGATTACCGGAGGGAGAATCTTTCTTCTCCAATGTATGCAAGACGATTGTCAAGGAGCGCAGGCTGTTTGCCGGAACAGCTTTATCGGTTGGGGTTGCGTGGGCTGGTCAACCACCAGTTTGTAGCGTGGGTTATGGGCTTTCCGATAGATCATCTGAATTGTATGGCAAATCTCGATTAAAAGAAGAAGTATTTCATGCTTATGGAAATTCAATGTGCCCACAACTTGTGTATAATATTTTTAAGAGAATAGCAGAATTAGATAATTGATTAAACCTTGCAAGTTCTTGAATGATTATCAATGATTTGCGTAAAACAAGAAAGAGAGGAATCAAATGAAGATAATAGTAAGTTTTTCCGGTGGTAAGGATTCGCAAGCCTGTTTAATCCAGGCTACCAATAAATACGGAGCCGATAAAATAGAAGCTGTTTTCTGTGATACTGGTTGGGAGCATCCCGAAACCTATCAACATATTAGTGACGTGTGCAAACAGCTTGATGTTAAATTAGTAGTTTTGAGAAGCAAGAAATATACTGATTTTGTAGATATGTCTATCAAGCGCTCCCGGTTCCCGTCTTCCCAAAGAAGGTTTTGTACTTCGGAATTGAAAATTAAACCGATGATTGATTACATTCTCTCACTTACTGAACCTTGCGTGATTATACAAGGCATCCGGGCAAAGGAAAGTGAAGAGCGTGCTAAACTTCCCTATGAATGCAATTACTTTGGGGAGTATTACGAACGCATTAAAAAGAATCGCAAAGGAAAGATTGTTGAAGTATGGAAGCAGGATTATCGTAGAAAAGATGTACTTAAATGGTGTGAACACTATGATGCAAGCGTTTCCCGTCCGATTTTTCAGTGGTCGGCACAAGAAGTAATAAATCATATCTTATCTGCCGGACAAAAGCCAAATCCTTTGTATTTTCGTGGATTTTCCCGTGTTGGTTGCTATCCTTGTATTATGTGCCGAAAGCAGGAAGTCAAACTCATTTCACAAGAAGAGTTCGGGCGTAACCGCTTGATAGATGCAGAGCAAAGGATGAAAGAAGAAACTCCAAAAGGCTCGTCTTTCTTCTCACCCGGTTACATCCCTGATCGTTTCTGTAAAAATAGGACTTATCCAACAGTACAGGAAGTTTTCGAGTATGTGAACCGTAACGATGTCGGTATGGATGATATGTTTGAGCCAGAAGGTGGGTATAGCTGTATGAGTCTTTATCATGGACTTTGTGAATAGGAGTTTAATTTAAAACAGAATAGAAATGAAAGAAATAAATTGGTATACAATACCTGGTTTTTCATTTTATCAAATAAGTGATAATTTTCAGGTAAAAAGTAATAAGTCTTCGCGAGAAATATTAATGAAGCCTAACAAAGATCAGGTTACATTAAGATCAGACGATGGCAATAAAGCAACTATAAGATTACCCCGTTTACTTTTTGCTGCTAAAAACAATATTAATCCAAAGTATCTTCATCTAACGGGATATATTGTTTGTATGAATAATAGTGGTCCCTGTCTTATGGGAAAAGATGAATATCGTTCTTTCATCGTGGAAAAGGTAAAGGAAAGGCATAAATCAATAGATGTTGATTGTATACTGAAAGAGTGCCAGGAGGGTATAGATTTTATTAATTCTATTAAATGTTTTTTTGAAACAGGTAATTCGTCGCAGCTTGTTACAGTGCTATATAGCAAAGAAGATATTTTAGTTCGATATATACTTGACACTCTGCATGTAACTAATATAGATACGGCAAGGGATATGTTCAGAGATGCTGTTGATATTTGTCTTGATACTATTATGGGAAGGAAAAGGGTCGTAATCTCTATCTGCTCTTATATGAAGGCTATTTGTCGCAGTCTTTATTCAAAAAGAATGAAATATAAAATTCACTTTAAAGATATTAATCATAATGAGTAAAGAAGATTTGTTTATCCTATTTGGTATTGAAGACTTAAAGGATCTTCCTAATGCTGTAATAAATCTGTTGGAGGAAGATATCGATGCTAGAAATGAAGTTTATAAAGAACTTATTCGAAAGAATAACGGAGATATGTCTTACGATTGGTTTCAAGAGATATACGAAACCGAATTGTCTGAACGTAAACAGAAAAAGCAGGATTTCACTCCGAATATTCTTGGAGTTCTTTGTTCAAAGTTAACAAGTCAATCCGGTTCCATTCATGAACCCACAGCCGGGAATGGTTCTATGATAATCGCTGACTGGTGGCAGCGCTGTAAGCAAAAGATGCCATGGGAGCATTTCCCCTCACAGAATATGGTGACATGTTGGGAGTTGTCTGCACGTTCGATACCTATTCTGCTCCTTAACTTGTCAATTCGTGGTATCATGGGGTATGTTTATCATGGTGATGTTTTAACAAGGGAAGTAAAGCAAAAATATATTCTTCTCAATCGAAAGAATGATGCGCTTGCTTTCTCTGAGGTGATTAAAGTTGATGTCAATACTAAAATAGTAGAAGTATGAAATTGAATGACGTATATAATGAATGGTTGCCTGTTAAGAGAAGGCAAGTTAAGAGCTCAACGCTAAGCTGTTATCAGCTTATATATCTGAATATACTTGCTCCCCGGTTTGGTAATACAGACGTAGAGAACATGGGGAAAAAGGTTGTTGCAGCATTTCTCTATGAACTTCTTGATTCTGGTACCAAGTCAAAGAAATACTGTTCGGATATTCTAATCGTCATAAAGATGCTTATTCGCTTCGCCGGTGACGAATTGGACATCGATGTTCCCGACACCACATGGAAGGTTATTTGGCCAACCAAGAACAAAGTTGTCACGCCCAAATTAGAGCGCTACACGCCTGAAGAATACCGTAAAATAGTGAGTTATGTTATGGATAATCCATCCCCTCGAAATTTAGGTATTTTATTGACTATATGCACCGGTATGCGGATAGGCGAAGTTTGTGCATTACAATGGCAGGATGTAGATCTTGTTGGCAAGGTAATTCACGTTAATAAAACGATAGAACGTATATATCTCCCTGAAAATATAGGTACCGACAAGAAAAAGACAGTGGTAGAGATAGGATCTCCTAAAACAAATTCATCAGATAGATACATACCTATTCTTAAGGATATTTTCCCTATTGTGAAGAAGTTCTCAGCCGTATGCAAGCCCGAGTATTATGTCTGTTCCTGCTCTGAGGGGTTTGTTGAGCCTCGAACTTTACGTACATATTATCGAATATTCATCCTTGAAAAAGTGAAGTTGGATCATTGCATTAAATTTCATGGGTTGCGCCACACTTTCGCAAGTACCCTGATTGAAAATAAAGTTGATGTTAAAACAGTCTCTACAATTCTCGGACATTCGGATATAAGTACAACCCTTGATGTATATGTACATCCATCGGATGAAGCCAAAAGAGGTGCTGTTAATGGGGGCTTAAAAGGAATATTCAGATAATTAATTCAAATCAAATCAGAAATGAAAGAAATAGAACTATATAATGACCATTTCCAAGAAGTTTGGAAAATTATTCCTGAAACAGACTATTCATACCAAGCATCTTCTTTTGGTAGAATAAAATCTGTTGATAGAAAAAGATATTGTAAAAATGGACATACATGTATACATAAAGGAAGAATTATTAAATACGGTATTCAAAATAATGGATATTGTATCGTTTGGCTAAGAATAGGGAATAAAACTAAGGCTTTCACAGTTCATAGACTTGTTGCAAAAACCTTTATAAATAACCCTTTAAACCTTGAACAAGTTAATCATAAAGATGGTAATAAATGCAATAACCATGTTGATAATTTAGAGTGGTGTAGCCGAAGTGATAATTTAAAACATGCATATAGGGAATTACATCAAAAGAGACATTCTTATACAATGGTAAAATGTGTTAACACAGGCGAGGTTTTTGAATCTGTAAGATTAGCAGAAAAATCAAAAGGTTTATGTAAAGGGGCTATATCTCAAGTATTAAATGGCAGGAGTAAAACATCAGGAGGATTAAAATGGATAAAAATATAAAACCTAAGTTATTCAATGACCATTTCCAAAATTTCCGTTCTTATGGAATCCCAAAAGCCCAGTTAATTATAGCTGATGTCCCTTACAATTTAGGCAATAGTGCTTATGCTTCTAACCCTTCATGGTATGTGGACGGAGATAACAAGAACGGTGAAAGCGACAAAGCAGGCAAACAATTCTTTGATACCGATAAAGATTTTCGCCCTGCCGAGTTTATGCACTTCTGCTCCCAAATGCTTGTAAAGGAACCCAAGGAAAAAGGCAAGGCGCCTTGCATGATAATCTTTTGTGAATTTGAAGACCAGTTCCGGTATATTGAACTGGGTAAAAGATATGGGCTGAATAATTACATCAATCTTGTATTCAGAAAGAACTTTTCAGCGCAAGTCTTGAAAGCCAATATGAAGATAGTCGGCAATTGTGAATATGGATTGTTGCTTTACCGCGATAAGCTTCCAAAGTTTAACAACGATGGTCGGATGATCTTCAATTGCTTTGATTGGGTGGTGGACAATGAAACTCCGAAGGTTCATAGCACGCAAAAACCGGTTCCTTTGCTTCGTAGACTGATAGAGATATTCACCGACAAAGGTGATGTCGTTATTGATCCATGCGCCGGAAGCGGTTCTACCTTATTAGCTGCTGCCCAGTTGGGACGCAGGGCATACGGATTTGAGATTAAAAAAAAGTTCTTTGCTGATGCGAATAAATTTGTGTTATCACGTATCCAGCAATCGCTATTTGTGTAATTTAAATAGAAATAGAAATGAATTTAAACGAATTAAGAGATAAGTCCTACAAAAACGCTTGTGAGCACGGATTTCACGATCAGGAGTTGAGCAATGAACATTGTCTTTGCCTAGTAATATCGGAGCTAATGGAGGCTGTGGAAGCGGATAGGAAATGTAAAGTCTTCAAAGGTGTAGTTGCATTTGAACGTGAATTTAATCGTTATCCTGCATTGGTAGAAGAAAGCAGGCGTTTTAAATGTGCATTTGAAAAGTGCGTCAAAGATACAGTCCCGGATGAACTTGCTGATGCCGTTATCCGCCTGCTTGACTTGTGCGGACTGCGTAAGATTGAGTTGGAGAATGACTGTTTGGACGATGAAGTGCTTGAAGAATATTCAAGTATATTCATAGATAAGACAATTACAGAATCCATTTTCAATATCACCAAAAGTCTTATTGACAGAGATATAGTATATTCATTCATTAAGATTTTCGGACTTGCCAAGCATCTGAACATAGATTTGCTCTGGCATATCGAGCAGAAAATGAAGTATAACGAACTCCGTGAAAAAATGCACGGGAAGAAATACTAATCTAATAAACCATAATATGAAACAAGAATCAAGCGTAATCAATCCGTATAACGGAGTGTTCGGGCAGCAAGGTTGGATTTGTCCGAAGTGTGGGAGGGTATATTCACCTTTTACCCAAATGTGTTTGTATTGCAAACCCAATAATACAAATATAATTTCTAATACTACCGTCAGTGAAGAAAAATTAAGAGAAAACCGTAAAACAGAGTAATATGAAACAGACATTAGAAGAAGCAGTAAATAGCATCAGCGGCGTACATCCTGATTGGAGTCGATTAGAATGTTTCAGAAAGGGATTTAAAGAAGGCGCTAAATGGCAGGCAAAGCAATCTCCTTGGATAAGCGTGAAAGAACGATTGCCGGAAGAAAAACAACGTGTTTTAGTTGTCCGTAATAATGGGTTAATCTGTGAATCTTGTTGCAATTTAAGAAACAAGAGCTGGCTTATATATGGATTTGGATATGTATATGATGTTGTCGGATGGATGCCTATCCCTTCTTTCGATGAAATACTTGAAGCCAACAGAGATGTACTAGAACGGATTAAAGAGAAAGGAGATTAATATGGAAATAACTAAGGTAACAATTAAAAACAAAAAATGATTTAATCATGACTCGCAATCAATTTATTCATTACTCTTATCGGCATAGCGAAATCATTATCTGGCACCAAAAGCACCCAGAAATAGATATTGAATGTATGTTGATAGGAGTAGACTTTGATCACGAATTATTTCATCTTGTTCCCATTGACTTAGATTATTATGAAGATAGATCGTATTGGCTTCCTTATACATCGTGCGACAAACAGTTTAAAAAGCCTAAGATGAAAGTAGTAAGGGGTGATAGAACAATAGTAACAAAGTAGTTAAAACGAATAACAATGAGTATATTATCAGACGAATGGTGTTGCATGAATTGTGTACACCAAGAAGAATGTTTATTGGACGATCCAGAGTTGAACTTATTAGGATATTGTATGCAATACGAAGACGAAGAATGGGAGGACTAACTATGAAATTAAAACAAGTATTATCAATCGAGCAAATGAAGCAGTTGCAGGAGCTTGGAATAGATACGAGTGATGCAAGTATGATATTCCAAAGAGGTTCTGCCACAAGACATAAATGGGTACTTCATGTAATGGGGTATGCAGACATGTCATTACGAGAAAAAGAATTTACTTACACCTTGCAGGATATTCTCGGCAAGTTACCGCGATACATAAATGACTTTGGTGCAAAATATAAGCTGCACATTGAATCTACTTTTGCTGGACCTTGGTGTATAAGTTATCAGATAGGAATATGTGAACCATTTGTTTTTAAATTGGCAGAAAATCCATTGAATGCAGCCTACGAGATGTTGTGTTGGTGCATTGAAAACGGATATATTAAAATTAATCAGTTATGAAAGCAAGAGTAAAAGCAACTGGAGAAATTATCAATATTGCTGATTACGCACGTGTCACACTTGATAAGTGTGATAGTTACGGTAATCCTATTGAATTAAGTTTTGATGATGTTGAAATACTTCAAGAAAGGTCTGATAATATTGATTGGGAACAGAGACGTTATGAAATAGCAAAGGAAACAGTTACTGCAATAATGTCAAATGAAGATTTCTATCATCAGGTTTTATGTGAGGGAGCAGAGCATGGTCAAAGACAAATTCAAACTAATATTGCACGTGCCGCAGTTATATTTGCGGATGCTCTTATTGAACAACTAAAGAAAGGGAAATAATTATGGTAGTAGAACTAAATAAAGAAGATTTATGCAACTTGCTTGGTGGTACTACGCCACCTTTAAACTTAATTACTAAAATAAGTAAAATGGGGCTCGGATATTACACAGGTGGATTTGAAGACAGGTGGACATGGAGAATCGATATCGCTTGTGAATATTATACTGAACAAGAATTATGGGATTTGTATAAGGAGATAACCAAAGATGATAAATAGCTATGCCAACAATACTAAAAGAAACATATAAGAAACAGTAATAATTATGGGATCATTTATAGCAAGACAACCTAACGGATTACTCTGCCGTTGGAGCAGTATAGTGGATAATCTCACTCATTACGATATGACTGAGGAAGATTATATAGAATATCGTGCCGAGTGCGCAAGAAAAGAAGCACGGTTAGATTTGCAGAATCCTCTATTTGTCAGACCGTTCTCTGAAATTCTTGAAAAGCGAGATAAAGACTTGGTGTTTCAATGTCTTGGCGTGATTGAAAATCAGCAAGATTATACTCCAGAAGAAGTGGTTGAAGCGAAAAAAGAAATGAATCGTCTACAAGTCGAGTTTGATGGGTTTGTTAAGGAAGTGAGTGAACAGAAGGAGGAATAACTATGGATTACTTATTAAAAGTGTTATTTTCAATAGCAATAACAATGATATTTGTACAATTAGGACTAACAATTGCATTACAATGGGATAAAGAATCTAAGAATAACCAAAAGTTAAAAAAGTACGTAGGCAGATTTGGTGCTTTTACATTAGGAACAATCGGATTGTCCGTTCTTGTGGCGATTCTTAACGTTATATGGATTGATTAAATAGCAAATTATGGGATTTACAACAGCAGCGTTTATCAGACGCAATACACCGGAGCTTCGGAAGAAGCTGGAAGAATTAGGATACAACCATCCTACTGATGTAATTGAAGATGAAAGGTTTTGTATTGCTACATCACCAGCTAACTGCAATTATCATATTATTATTAAAGGGGCGTTTGATGATACAAATCCTCATCACACATGGAATTGTGCTGGAAGAATTGATTGCGGAGATAACGAGGAGCTTTTCTTGTCTATCGCTTCACTCAGGGATGATACAGACAAGTATCAATGGTTTATAATGGATGTAGAAATATATGTTTATATTCCTAAAGGTACTTGGTTTCAATCTACAGATCGTAACGGAGGAAGGCATGTTGGAACTCAGATAGAATCACTTTATTGTCACAAGGCTACCGTAAAAGAGCTAATAGAACACTTTAAAGAGAAGGAGGTGAATCATGGATAGCGTACAGACACAGACCATTTCTATCAAGGGAAATGATGATGCTGTGGCATATATTGATTTTTGTGATGGAGATTTGTGTGTCTCTGTTGTGGTAGAGGGCAAGCAGGCAGACTTTCACTTTGAACCTATTACTTTGAAGATGTTTGCCTATGCTTATAAGTTGCATTGTGAAGATTTAAAGAAAGGGAAATGACGATAGTTAAATAACTTAATTTGTATTGATTATGCCACTGTTTATTTGTAGCAAATGTGGTTGTGTTGATAATACAGCCACATCCGATTATTGGGCTGTTGTGCATAAACTCTTCCCCATAGAGTATGATGCAAGTATAAAGGAATTTGAAGGAAAGCCGTTGTGTTCGGAGTGTGGAAAATTGATATTTGACAGCAAGGGAGAGAAACCACGCATGATACCGGGGAAGTGGCACGGGAAATTCCCCAAAAAGCAAGCCACTGATGCTGAAAGGAGAATGGTAGATAGGAATGGTAGGTTTTAAATTAAAACAGTTATGAAACGTGAAATAAAATTCAGAGGAAAGCGAATTGATAACAAAAAATGGGTATATGGATTCCTTGCTGATGAAGACTACATCAACGATATTGATTCAATTGATCTGTCTTCGATAGAAGTAGATATAGATACCGTATGTGAGTTCACCGGCTTGTTAGATAAGAATGGAAAAGAAATCTATGAAGGGGATATAATCAGTGTAAACGGTAAATATCCCAAATTAGTGAAGTATATAGATGATTACGCTTGTTTTTGTTTAGCCAATATAACTGATTTAAACAAGAAATGGATTTCCCCTTGGCAACAAGTCTCTCCCAGTTGGTGGAATGATTTCAAACGGGAAATTCGAGTAATAGGCAACATGTACGATCACCCGGAATTAATCAAGGAGGAATAAAATGGAAGATAAACTTATAACGATAGACACTTTGAATATGCTATTGGACAAAGGCTTTGAATATCTTATTTATCCGACACAATCATTAGCCCAGAAATGGCTACGTGAAACAAAGAACCTGCATATTTCCATCATTAGAAACGCTTGCGGTTATGGCTATGATATATGCAAAGCTGACAATGGCACTCATATAACCGATGGAATATTTGACGGTCCTAACGATGGCGGTCAGTGGGACACCTACGAAGAAGCATTGGAAGTCGGAATACAAGAAGCATTAAAACTAGTGTAGGAGGAATAATCATGAAGAAAATAATGTTCAATGATGAATTTGTCTTAACCCAAGCCGTATTGGAAGGTCGAAAGACTATGACGAGAAGAATTATAGAAATTGACGAATGTGTTAGATTCCCTATTATTTGTTTTCGTCCACTTGAAAATTGGGAGAAGAAAGTGGTTAATCCTAATTATGTGTTTAACGGACATGTTTATGCAGTATATAATGAATTGGATTTATTATGTCATCTTGTTAAACCAAGATACGAGATTGGTGAAGTTGTTACCATTGCGCAAAGTTATATGGATGTTGACCGATTTCATAGAAAAGGGAAAAATGCAGCTTACTTAGAATACTTGGATTCTATATTGCCTGAACTGAAATTACATCCCGGTTGGACTAATAAGATGTTTGTGAAAGCCGACCTAATGCCCCACCACATTGAAATTACCGGAATTAAGGTTGAACGCCTACAGGATATATCCGATGAAGATTGCTTGAAAGAGGGGATTATTCATGCGTACACTGATAATGATGGAATAAAGATATATCATACCCCTCATACAAAAAGAGGATACTTGTCAACAGATGTAGCTCAACAAGCTTTTGCGTTCTTGATAGATAAAGTTTCTGGCAAAGGCACATGGGAAAGTAACCCGTTTGTATTTGCTTACGAGTTTGTTTTAGTTGACTAAGGGAGGAATAGCCATGCCAATAAGCGAAACAGCAGAATTAATACTTAAAATCGCATTATTCATCCTCAATGTCACAACCATTGCCATTGTTGTAATTTTGATAAGCAAATGGCGCAGACGTATGGAGGGCAAGCTGAATGAAATCAAAAGTTATATCCAGCACGTAACGGATCGCAATGACATCGTATACATCAATCAGCTTGAAGAGATAAAAAGAATACTGATAGAGTCTGAACGTTACGAAGATGCAGCCAAGATAAGCAAGTGCATTGAGGATGAATACAGTAATCTTAAAAGAAAAATAGAAGACAGAGAATAAATAATTAATCCTTTAAAATGATTATGAAGCAAGAAATAAACAGCAACCTACTGGCGGAATGTATGAAGGAAGCCATGAAAGTGGAATTCCTGGACACCAGCGAAGAGATAAAGCTATATGCTTATGCCCTGTATAATGCGGAAATGTGGGGGAATAGTGTAAAATAATAAACTGAAATTACTAACTTTGTGCTACATGTCAAGTGGCATGTAGCTAATCAGACGAAAAGACATGAAGTTATCAGTAAAACAGGAAAAATTTTGCAATTACTATATTGAGTGCGGGAATGCATCTGAGGCTTATAGGCGTGCATATTCCTGTTCTAATATGAAAGATGAATCGATAAATGTTAAGGCTGTTGAATTGTTAAACAACGGTAAGATTACGGTAAGGGTAAAAGAGCTTCAAGAAGAACTAAAGAGGAAATCAGACATTACAAAAGAAGAGGTGTTAAATATGCTTAAAAGCTTTATGTATGCTGACATACGTAATTTCCTTACCATAAAAAATGGCAATGTCATTTTCAAAGATAGCGAAGATTGGACTGATGAAATGGCAATGCAGGTCGAAAGCGTGAAACAAGGCAAGGAGGGGATTGAAATAAAACTAAATGGGCGTACATGGACTATCCAGCGCATTTGCAAAATGCTTGGCTTTGATTCTCCTCAAGATATGAATATAAACATTGTATCTCCTATGAGTAAAGAGGAAGCCAAACGAATAATAGAAGACTTATGATGGGGGAAGGATATGATTACATACGGGCATTCTGCTTGTCAGGAACATTGAACTATACGAGGTATTTCTTTAAAGCAAGATTTGGTCGTAAATTTGTAGTAAACGATCATCACGTAAAGATATGCCAGGCTCTTGATGATGTGATTGACGGAAAAATAAAGAAACTGATTATAAACATAGCTCCGAGGTATTCCAAGACGGAATTAGCAGTTAAGAATTTCATATCGTATGGACTTGCAATCAATCCATCTGCCAAATTTCTTCATTTGTCTTATTCTGATGATCTTGCTAATGATAATTCGGAGGAAGTAAGAGATATAGTTAAGTCGGAAGAATACAAGCGTATATTTCCTTATGTAGGTATAAAGAAAACTAGTGATGCAAAAAAGAAATGGTACACAACAGAAGGAGGTGGCATGTACGCTACGGCTGCTGGGGGGCAAGTTACAGGTTTTGGAGCCGGTGCTGTCGATGATGAAAACGATTTATCCGAAGCATTAGAAGAATTCAAACCTTCTTCTAAATTTGCAGGTGCATTGATTATTGACGATCCGGTTAAGCCTGAAGATGCGATATCTGACACTCCTAGGGAAAAAGTAAATCAAAGATTTGAAACAACAATAAGAAACCGTGTAAACTCACGGAATACCCCTATCATAATCATCATGCAAAGGCTTCATGAGCATGACCTTTGCGGATATTTAATGGAAACGGAGCCAGGAGAATGGACTGTTTTGTCACTTCCTGTAATAGTCTATGAAAATGGAGAAGAGAAAGCCTTATGGGAGTTTAAGCATACACTTGAAGAACTGCATAGAATGCAAAAAGTAAACAGCTATGTCTTTGAAACTCAATATATGCAGAATCCTACTCCTATGGAGGGCTTAATGTATAGTAAATTTAAAACTTATGATACTATACCAATCACAAATAGGGCAATAAGAAAGAATTACACAGATACAGCAGATACGGGGAGTGATTATTTATGCTCTATTGATTATATTGATACGGAGATAGGAAATTTCATACTTGATGTCCTTTTTACACAAAAGGACATGGAATTTACCGAGCCGGAAACAGCTAAAATGCTTACTAAAGACCAAATATCCAAGGCGAATATAGAAAGCAATAATGGAGGAAGGGGATTTGCTAGGAATGTAGAGAAACAGATGCGGATAATTGGTAACCCTAGGACTCAAGTAAGCTGGTTTCATCAGTCAAAAAACAAGGAGGTTCGGATCTTTACCAGATCTTCCGAGGTGATAAATCTTACTTATTTCCCTACTGATTGGGAAAGGAGGTGGCCGGAGTTTGCGTCTCAACTGAAAACATATAGGAAGAAAGGAAAGAATGCTTATGATGATGCTTGCGATGCTCTTACAGGAACTGTGGAAATGAGAGGTGAAATAGATGTCCTGTACTACAAGAAAGAAGAGATGGGAGAAAATAACCATATATTTGTTGAGATACACCCGAATATTAATGGGCTATTTATAATGGTTTCTTATTGTGCTGTTGGCGGAAAGATATTCATGATTGATTGCTTGTTCTCCGATTCGTTAATACCTGTTGACCAGCTTATTAATAAAATAGACGGGAATGCACAAATGGAGATACCTGTTGAGATGAAACATTATGCAGACGATTATAGAAGGCGTGTTGATCATAATTTGTGGGTAAGAGAAGAAACAGCAGACAAGAAAACCATGATTGAATCTTATAAATCGATTATTAAAACAATCTGTTTTCCAGAATTGGATGATTCATTTAGTGCATTAATAGCTAATATGTCTGATTATGACGGCATTAACAGTTTTGAAAGTATGTATGTGCTATCTTGTGTATGTGCTCGTGTAAAGTCTTCTGAAATGATATAATTGCATGAAAATATTTTTTTATTTTTATTTGGACTAAATAGAAATAATATATATATTTGCGGTGAGGATTACCAATCCCTTCGTGTGAAGACGCACGGAACCTATACGTTTTTATACTATCGGATTTTTTCGTTAGTGTTTTTGTCCGTAAAGACCTCTTCATTTCGTAGGGAATGGTTATCTCAAATCAGATAATCATTCTTTTTATGTCTAAATTAGGAAATTGGTTTCAAAAAAGGATTAATATATCTGTTCCCTCCATGAGAGAGACAGTAAAAGCTATTGAAAAGGATTCTAATGGGAATTTCTGGTATCTTTCCAATTTCTTCTCGCCATCTGGTAAAATTAAAAATGATTATGATCTAACATTGGATAGGGATAAAGCAGATTCTCTTCTTGTATGTACCCCGTTTTCTACTGTTGTAAATAAAATAGGTTCTCTTTTTGCGAATGGGAAAATATATGTCACCGACAAGGAAGGTAATGAAAAAGAGGGATATAACGACATTAGAGAGTTGTTGTCACGTCCTAATCCACTTCAAACAAGGGGTGGTTTTTTAAAAGAGATTGAGATGTCTCTTAAACTTTTCGGATATTGTCCCATTTTCACTGTAAGAGCAGCAAAAAAATCATTGCCACTCGCAATGTATGTCATACCTGCACAGATATTTCACATGGTTTCTTCTGGGAAACTATTTCGCCAGTATGATATAAAGGATATTGTTTCTAGCGTATACTTGGAGTGGGATGGTTTGCGGGAAGAATTATCAGACGAAGACTACTTTGTAATTTACGATAGTTCTGCAAATGTTAATGGTTCCAATCGAGATATAGAATTCTCTTCTGTTACAGACTCCCTTTCTATGCCGGTTAATAACTGGATTGCAGCGATGACAGCCAGTTATCAGTTAATTGTAAATGGCGGCCCCAAAGGTATTATTTATTCTGATTATACCGATAAAATGGGTAATCAAGTTATGACACCAGAGGAAAAAGAAATCTTGGAATCTAAACTAAAAGAAAAATATGGTATTCTCAATAAATTCCCAATTCTGACATCAAAGATAAAACTTGGTTGGATTCCTTTGAATTATGATTCCTCCCAGCTTAAACTTCATGAAGAGGATGAACGATGTAGCAGAAAGATATGCAATGCGGTAGGAGTTGATTATAGCTTATTTGATGAATCTAAATATGACAATAAAAGCATAGCTGAAAAATCAGCTTATCAAGGTCTTATTATTCCTGATTCTGAAAAAGTTGCAGAAGCTTTAACGGACGCTATTTGCCCTAAGGGTGTTTTTATAAAGCTGGATTATACCCATGTAGACTGCCTTCAAAAGGATAAATCATCATCTTCTTCTGCATTTCAGAAAATGGCTTCTTCTTTAATTCAATTAGTTGAAAAAGGTCAAATAACTCTTGATGAATCCAGAAATGAGCTAGCAAAGTTTATAGATATTGATCCTGATAATCCAAAAGGTGAATTAAAAACTAATAACTATATTGAAAATGGATAAAACTAATAAATATAGCGGAAGAATGGGGATGCGGTATAAGACATTCTCCATTTATGCTAAAGAAGTAAACTACGACAACGAAAGCCGTACTATTAGCGGTTATGCTGCGGTCTTTGGAAATAAAGATAAAGCCGGAGATATATTGGTTAAGGGTTGTTTCTCGAAGAGTATCCAAGATCTAGGTCCAGAGAGTTCTGCAAATGACAAGATAATCATGTTGTGGATGCATAACATGAATGAACCTATAGGCCGGATTACAGTATTGAACGAAGATGAAAAGGGGCTTTATTTTGAAGCAATAATAGATGAAGTACCGAGAGGAGAACAGGCAATAAAACAGCTCGAATCTGGAACTTTAAACCAGTTCTCTATAGGTTATCAATATGTGTGGGAAAATTGCGAATACGATGCGGAAAAAGACGCTTTCATTGTGAAAGAGGTAAAGCTTTATGAGATATCAGTAGTCTCTATCGGTTGCAATGGGGAGACTGAATATTTAGGGTTAAAATCTATAGAAGATACCGAAAAAGCTTATGAAGAATTAAATTTCGAAATATCTGAAATGTGTTCAGGAATGTCCGCATCCAAGCAACAGAAGATACAGAGAATTATATCAAAAGCAATGTCACTTGCATCTTTCAAGCCGGAGAATCGGAAAGAATCTTCACTTGAAGAAAAGGAAGCCGACATGCGTGGCAATAAGGTGAAATCGATGTTCAAAAATTTAAAATTAAAGTAAGTATGGGAAAAGAAGTGGAAAAGATTGAGTTTAAAGACTTTCTTGATACAAAAGGATTGTCCGAAGATGAATCTAAGGTTTTCGATGTGTTTTCCAAAGGGCTTGACGGCTATATGGAGGCTCTCTTTGATCAGTTTATGAAAGATGAAATTGATTCTAAGTCCATGAAGGAATCAATCGAAGATGCAACAAAATCTATTGAGGAGTTAAAGAAAGAAGTAAAAGGATTTGCAGATAGTGAATCTATCAATGAACGCTTAAAATCTTTTGAAGAAACAATTGTACGCATTAAGGCGGCCACCGAAAAGACAAAAGGAGGGACATATAAATTAAAGTCTATTGAAGATCAACTTCGGGAACAGTTAAAAGCTTATATTACCGAAAACCAAAATGGTTGTTCTACTGTTGATTTGAAGTCTGCATGCAAAGCGTCTCCGGGCAATAAGTTAGAGTTGAATCTGGTAGTAAATACAAAGGATGCTGCGGTTATATCGTCTGGTTCTTTGGCCCCTCATTATGGTGTTGAGATCGATCCCAATTTATCTGTAAATCCAAGATCTCAAACTGTAATTCGTAATTATGCAAGTGTTTCTGGGACTAACAGCAGGTCTCTTATTTATGCAGAATATGTTAGTAAAGATGGTGATGCAGCTTGGGTTCCCGAAGGCGGATTAAAACCGTTAATGGATGCAACTTTAGCAGAAAAGACCGTTACGGCAGCCAAGGTCGCTATTGCTGCTAAATTCACAGAGGAAACTCTTTCTGATTTTCCAAGCTTTGTGAATGAGGTACAAACGGAAATGGTCAATAAGCTTGGTATAAAGGAAGAACAGGGAATTTTGGAAGGTACAGGATCGTCTGGAGAAATCAAAGGTGTGGCCGCAGATATGCCGGCTTTCTCTTTGACAAACTTCTATATTGACAAGGCTAATATGTTTGACGCTCTTGTTGCTGCTTATTCTCAAATCGTTTCCACTAGTGAAATGGCTTATCGTCCAAACTTGGTGTTGATGAATCCTTTGGATTATGCTTCAATGCAATTAACGAAAGATGCTAACGGACAGTACTTACGCCCATTCCGATACAACGATGAGTTGATTCAGGGATTAAGAGTTGAAACTACTACCGCAGTAGCACAGGGGGACTTTATCATGGGAGATTTCTCTTATTTGAATATTCGTGACTTATGGGCTCTTTCAATTTCTCTAGGTTGGGAAAACGATGATTTCAGAAAGAATATTGTAACGGTGCTTGCTGAAAAAAGGCTGATGTGTTACATCAAGTCGCAATATAAGACAGCATTTGTTAAGGACAAATTCAATACAATTATTGAAGGTATTACCAAATCAATTTGATTAAAGTATGGGAAAAGAATATAATATGAATTTGACAAAACGCTACAAGGTAACGTTTATCAAAGATGGTACAATGTATAAAAGTGGAGAGGAAGTTATGGTAGGAATGCCTCTTGCCAGCAAGTTTTATGCAGAAGGTAAAATTGAAGCGACTAGCGAATTGGTTAATGATGCCAAGGCTTTAGGATGCGAAGAACTTTTCACAAAACGTAAAAAGACTAATTCATGATTATTGACGGTTCATACTTTACGGGGATTCTAAATATTGGCATTATCTGGGATATAGATAATGATTCACCAACTAGAATGGCGGAAAGAGATAATTTGCAATCATATATTGATTTGTATGAAAGAGAATATCTCCGACTTGTTTTAGGGGAAAGTATGAGCCGTAAATTTATTGAATATCTTTCATCAAAAGAAGATAAGGTCGATAAATGGGAAAAATTGAAGGATAAACTTTCTTTTCGGGGATATAGTCCGGTGGCTAATTATGTATATTTTCATTATGTAAGAAGATGTGGCATAAAACAGACTCCGGTAGGAACTGTATATGCTTCTGGAGATGAGAAGGCTAATCCTAATATTCTTTTGGTTTCTGCCTGGAACGATATGGTACAGATGAATAAGGACCTGTATGACTTTCTTAAATCAGATAAGGAATATGAAGGTTTTTCTTTCAACTGCGCTATGCTTGAATATATTAATGGAATGGGAATATGAAATCAATTAATGACATATTTAGAGATGTCGTTGCAGATACTGCTAAGATATACGGTAATAACGTATCTTACATGTTTGGGGATTGGGAATACATTGCAGGTCAATTGACAGAATGGAGTGAATCTCAGAAAACAAGTTTCTTAAAATTCCCTATAATATGTCTGTATTCACCATATATCGAAGATCGTACATCCAAAACTTTCGGTGCGACTCTTGAATTTCTTATTATGATTGATACTCAAAAAGGGTATACTAACGAGGAAAGAGAGAAGGTTTCTTTTCAAAGAGTACTTCGGCCAGTGTATGATGCATTTATTCGTAGCATATTATCCTCTCCTGACCTGATTAATGAATATAGCGGTATAGTTCCCCATTTGTATACGGAAAACTACCGATATGGCAGAAAAGGCGTGGAAGCTGACGGAAAACCATTTAGAGATTTCATTGATGCTATTGAGATAAAGAATTTGAATATAAAAATCAAAAATAATAAATGTTATGGCGATAGAACTTAGAGAATGCGCTGGTATAGCTCAGTTTAATACCGGCTCATCAAAATGTTTGCTTGATCCCGGAAAGGTAAAGGCTATTATATTGACTATGCATGGTTATAAGCTACCGGCAAATGCGACTGCTGAATTACTGGAGGCTGCTTGTCACGATGATAGACCAAATCGAATCTTTCCGATTAAAACCATTATTGAATACGCACCCTCGGGCGGTGAAGCGAATAAAAACGCTACCGGTTACGGTCCAAATAAAATCACTTCGTATTCAGCAAAAGATGATGTGTGGACTGTCGATGAATATGACGCCAGTTTAAAGGCAAATATCATGGCTGCTAAAGGAGTGGCTTTTGATGCCTATTTCGTGGATGAAAACAATGTTGTTTATGGAATGAATGACGGGACTGATATTTTAGCCGGTATTCCTCTTGCTGGTATATATCCGGGTGGTCAAGATTGGGATTCGTCCGGTACCGAGGCTAATTTAACGGTAGGAACAATGTTCAAGGACTATGAGAAGTATGTGAAAAACGCTGATTACCGTGTATATAAGTTCGATGTAGTGGAAGCCTTGAAAGGCCTTGTATATGTTGAACTTGTAAAACTGGATACCGGAGAGAACAATTATAAATTGAAAGAGCACTTCGGAAATCTGGATGTTACTTCTTTCTTTGGTGCAGCATTGTCAGAAGGAGCGAGTTCTTGCTTTGATGGCGAGGTGTCTGCCGTTAAGTTTGAAAATGGAAATTTGGTTATTACGGCAACCGGCACTCCTTCATTGAAGTCTCCGAAGGTTTTGCAAGAGAATGGAATTGTTGGTATTGAACAATGGAAGGCATGAAAGTCGAAGGTATCAATTTTGTAGATGAGGAGGTCAGAAAAATGAAAAAAAAGGATTTTATAACAAAACATAAATTCCTTTTTTCTGGTCGGACTGAAAATGAAAAGGAAAGTATTCTCTCTGATATCTATGATAGGATTGTAGGTGTCAGATCTCCTTCAGAGAGTATTATTTAAAGTGGTTATTTTTCAGAGGAGGGAGGGCTGTAGCCTTCCCTTTTTCTATTATTTATCAATTGAATATGGCTACAATAAAAGAAGCATTGGATAATGTGACAGCTTTTGTTAATGGGTTTGAAAGAGAGGTTCAAAATACCATGGATTCGAATAAATCTCTTGTTAGGGAATTTGTGACAGAGCAGTTGTATTCAGGTGTAAATGGGAATGATAAACCTATTCGTCCTACCTATCTGAATGATCCTTGGTTTGCTACTAATGAAGCAGGAAAGTGGAAGAATAATGCAAAGGGATATGCTAAAATGAAGAAGAGAATAACAAAACCTACTCCCTCTTTCCAGGGTTATCCGGCTAGGGATATTTACACTCCCAATCTCATTATTACGGGTGAATTCTATGATTCTATACGTGTATCTTCGTCCTCAAAAGGATTAAAGATAGAAACTAGAGGAAGCGACATAGGACCGGATATAGAAAGGAAGTATGGAAGTGCCATATTGGGAGTAGGAGTGAAGTCCCGTGAATACTTCCTCAAATATGTGCTTAACCCGGCGCTTAAGAATTACTTTTCAAAATTTGGCGTATTATGAGTTGTTGGTGTCAAGGCAATAAGAGGCTTGCTTCTGAAGAGAAAATGCGGGAAATCGCAAAGAAGGCGGCTAAAATGGAGAAATCAGTGTATGTTCTATTTAAAAAAGAGGATGGCAGTATTTGGTATGCAAAAGAGGGAGAAGAATACAAAGGTGTTTTCGTCGAATACATATATCCGTAATACGAAGAATAGAACAATATTTAGGGTGTGTGGTTGGAAATATCACGGGGATTATACAAAAAGTATAGGAAAAATAGAACAATAAAACACCGTCTAGAGAAAAATAAAATAATTGTTTGCCAAATAATAAAAACTTGCTATATTTGTAGTGCGATACAGCTTGGGGAAGCGCATATAAGATATTAAGTATTTCCATAGAGTTGGGAATATATAAACAGTGCCGAAAGATCCTCAAGCGTTCGGTGCTGTTTTTTTATATTCCTGTGTGTGAAAGGGCACACTACGAAAATTGTATGAATGATATTCAGATTTTCAAAAATGAAGCTTTCGGTGAAGTTCGTGTAGCCGGAACAAGTGAAAAACCATTATTCTGCTTGGCAGACGTTTGTAAGATACTTGATTTGCAGGTAGGAGCAACAAAGAACAGGTTAGACGAAAAGGGAATTAGCCTGATTAATACCCCTACTAATGGAGGTATTCAGCAGCTTATATATGTGAGTGAAAAGAATCTATACAAAGCTATCATGCGTTCGGATAAACCACAAGCCGAACCTTTCCAAGATTGGGTATGTGGCGAAGTTCTTCCATCTATCCGCAAACATGGTATCTATGCTACCGATAACGTTATAGATCAAATCTTAAACAACCCGGATTTTGGTATTGAGATTCTCACTAAGTTAAAAGAAGAACGGTCGGCACGCATTGAAGCAGAGAAACAGGTAGCTGTGCTTACTCATGTCAATAAGACCTATACATGTACGGAGGTTGCGAAAGAGCTAGGGCTTAAATCGGCAATTGAACTCAATAACCGTTTAAGAGAACTTGGTGTACAATATAAAGTTAATCAGACGTGGGTACCATACACTAAATACTCTACGCTTGGTTGGTTTGATATAAAGCAAGAGGTTGCTGACAACGGTCATATTATCTACCATAGAAAGATTACCGGAATTGGCAGGCAGGGTATCATCAATCTGTTGGCAATGTGATTAATCAAAGAAAGGGCAGCCCTGAAGCTACCCTTTCCCGCTGATTGGCGTCAACTAATGTGCCGGCCGAAGCCCCTGACACTAACTTATTTTGCTTTCTCTATTCTCATCTTTATTATCCTTGGAGCCGTTGAGTTCTTTATTCTTGTCTCGTTCTCCAACTCCTTAACCCTTTCCTTTAACTGCAAGTATTCATCAGTCAGTAATACAATTCTTTGCAGTAAAATTTCGTATAAGTCCATAGTGATATATTTTTATTAGTGTGATTCGTGTGATTCGTTTAATTTTTCGATATAGTTGTGGCTGTCCGGCATTGAAACGGACTGCTGTAAATGTGCGATGTGTGTTATACTATCTTGGCTAGCTTTCCGTCAGAAGGTTTTCCTCCAAACAGGTGGTTCAGATAAGCCAATCCCTTTTGGGTAACTAGCACTTTGGTTACGACAAATCCCGGATGATTGTTTCGCTCGATGAATTTCTCCTTCATCTCGAAGTATCCGGCATCAATAAACCTCTGTTTGGGTTCGTTGCGGTTGGCGAAGAATACGCCCGCTTTCCTTAGCTTGTCGAATAGGGTATTGCGCCCGAATCCGAGTTTCAGTATCTTGGCGGACATTCCTATGTCTACCTTGTCGTCGGTGGCAAAAGCTGCGTCGGCAAAGGCTGCCTTTGGTTGGAGTTTGGCGTTTTGCTGCTCCAGTTGTTTCTTCTCCGCTTTGGCTTGCTCTAGGCGCCTGTTTAGTACTTGCATGGCGTAGGCTATTGCTTCATCGTCATTAGAGACGGTTGTTACTCCGGTCTTTAGGAGTTCTTTGATACGCTTATTACACCATATAGCAAAAGCAGGAGATAACCAACGTGCAAATTCCAATGCTGCATCTTCATGCATCCAGGTGCCTTGCTCACTTTTACCACCCTTAACTGTTTGAATTAGTGTCGATATGGGAATCTGCATATCGGTTGCAAGAGCTTCTGTAAATTCCGTTGTTGTTTTAAGACGAAGCCAATCGCCAACTAATTTACCAAATGGTTTTGCCATTTGCGTAGCATTTACCATCACATTTTCGCCACTCATAAAAGAAATTTGACTACCTTTGTAGTCGTAAACTACTGGATTGTTCATATAATTAAGTTGTTTATGGTGAGCAGGTGCTACGAACGCCTGCTCACATTGTTAATTAATCTCCTACGTAATGAGCACCGTATCTTCCTGTACTAGCTGTATAGTAAGCCGATGCCGGTATGCTCTTATTATTGTACCCCTTATCCATTGTAGCCTTAGCAGCGTTGCTCATGGCTTCATGCCTTTCCGCCAAAAACTGATCCGTTCTAGCCTTTACTGCTTCTGGTGAGCAGTATTCTTGCAGTTTCGCAAGGCTCCAAGCTGATTTCAGACATTCGGAGAACGTTCTTTCGTTGCCGGCACGTTTGTAAGAGCGCCAAGCGGATTTCATTATTTGGGATAAGTTGTAGCGTTTCATTGTCGGATAGTGTTATGCAGGGCTTTCGCCCTGCTGGTTTATATTAGCATTTCTTGTAATTGTATTCATTCATGAACTTTTCAGCACCTTTCAATGTCTTGTAAGTCTTACTTGCTGATGCTATAACTGCGATGTAAGTTGTCTTACCTGCATATTCATTTACTATGATTGCACCTGTTAGTTCACTGTTCTCTTTCTTGTAGTCGATAATTGCTTTCATAATCTTTATTTTTTAGTTGTTATTACTTTATTTCCTTTTTGATGTTACAAAAGTAATGATTATAGTCATACATATAAAATATTTCGTTTAAAATTGTATGATTATTATCATATATTAACTATAGGTGTAAAAGTATGATTATATTCTAAATATATTTTAATAATAATGATTATATTCAATCAAAATACAAATATTTATTTGTCATTCTAATCTTTAATGTTATATTTGCAAATGATTTAAATCATACATATATGGAAGTAAAGACTATTATTAAACAGAAAGGCTTCACTATGGAAAGTGTAGCAAAAAAAATGGGTATAACAAGAGTTACATTAGCTCAAAATCTTAGCAGAAATCCGACGATAGGTACATTGCAAAAAATAGCCGATGTTGTAGGGTGTAAGGTTGGAGACTTCTTTATTGATGAAGTAAACATGAATAATAACGAACTTACCGCCCTAATTCATCACAAAGGAGAGTTCTATAAGGCTACCACAATAGACGAATTAGAAAAAATTGTAGCTGAAATCAAAGAAAAGTAAGGAAATATTTGCATTTGTGTGCATTTGTATGTTATTTTGTCCCCGTACAACCATAATACACACAAAATATGAATAGAATTGCATTTAGTTTTATATTTTTTTTATTTCCTGTATTGTCATTTTCTCAAACTAAGAAAAACGGAGACTACCCTTTTATTTATCAAGTTGGATATTCTTATTCGCAAGGTTCGGCATTTAATATGTCTATGGCTATGAAGAAAACATGGGGAATATTTGTCAACTATGGAGGATTTGGACCTCAACGTAATTTTGAAACAGATATTGATTATAATTACAATACAGAAGTTATATCTGATGAAAAAGATAAAAATAATAAATGGAGTATCGTAGTTGGTCCTACATTTAGAATTGTAAAAAATATACCATTATATATATCAGCAGGGATTGGATACGGATCAGACCAAGAGATATGGCAACGATATGAAAGGTATAATTTTGAGTATTTATCAGATGAGTATAATCTTATAAGTTATGAAAAATCAAAAAAAACTGGAATAAATTACCAAATAGGGCTGGAGTATGATTTTATTATGAAAAGCTGGATGATAGGTTTAGAATCTTATTATAATAAATATATGGGAATAGGATTTGGAGTTACATTTGGTATGAACTTTAACTATTAATTTGAAATTACATAATCATGAAAAAGATTTTATTTTTATTAGCAGTATTATTCACAGTTGTATCTTGTACTACGGTTAATTATTCCGAGAAAAGATGGTCTATAGATTTTAGAGAATATATAAAAGATCCCAATTTCACGATAAATCCTACAGACATATCAAATAAGGACTTTGAGCCTATTGGTTTGATAAAACTGGAGTTTTATGTAGGAACAAATGTAAAAAAGGAACATAAAGATCATGTACGTGAGGAGGGAGGTAAATGGACTGCAAAATATTATGTTCCGACTTTGGAAAGAATGATCTCTTTGTCGGTTGAGGAAGCAAAGAAGATTGGCGCCAATGGAATTATAAAGTTTGATCTTATCAGAAAAAATAAAGCAAATGGTTCATATCCTGTGTATGAAGTTACAGGGGTGGCTGTAAAATATTAATAGAAAGATAAGGTGTATGAATCCTAACCCTCAAATAAAATATAATCATGAAAACATCCAATTACGCCTCCAGATTATCCGTCAGCTGTGGCAAGAACACGGACAGCATGGAGAAACTTGCAAATTTATGTGAGCAAGAAGCCGAAAAGCTAGTGAAAACGCTGGATATTGCCGAGGGAGATGCAATATCCGTAATTTTTTCTACAATACCAGGTCCCGGATTCCCTGAACTTATCTGTGTGGGAGTATTCAGTAGGGACGAGAGTGGAAAGATCGTGTACGAACTAGATTTCTCGGAGTCAACATTGTAACTCATTCCCGCCCCTATTGCGAAGGGCGGTTTTTGTTTCTAATATTATCTTAAATAAATTCGCTAAATGTGCGAATTAAAAAATAAAATACTATCTTTGTAGCATTAATAAACAGCTATGAATGTAGAATTTGAAAAAGATTATTTAGCGGACTTATACGAAAAAGGTAAAACGACCGATAAAAAACATCGGTTTCAACCTAATATAGTAAAGGGATATTTAAAGTGTGTGAAAGTCTTGATGAGTATCTCCAGAATGGAGGATTTATTCACTTTCCAATCTTTAAATTACGAGAAGTTGAAAGGTGATAAAAAGGGGATTTCTTCTTTGCGTATAAACGATCAATATCGTTTGGAATTTAGGGAAATACCTAGTCAAAGCGATCAATCAATAATAGAAATTTGTTCAATAGTGGATATAACGAATCATTATAAATAAGGATATGGGAAAATTAGCAAACAATTTACAATCGTTCATTCCGTACCATCCCGGAGAGTTGGTAAAAGATGAGCTGGAATACCGATCTATAAAGCAAAAAGATTTTGCCGAGAAGTTCAGTATTTCTTATAGTGTGCTGAATGAGGTTCTAAATGGGAAAAGATCCATAACTTCAGAATTTGCATTAGTTCTGGAAGCTGCTTTAGGGATTAAGGCAGACGTTTTGGTTAGGATGCAGACAGATTATAATTTGGATATAGCTAGAAGTAGCGATAAGATGAAGGAAAAGCTGAATAATATAAGAAAAATTGCGGCAGCATTATAATATTAGTACAGCTCAGTTTTGATTAAGCATTATCAAGATCTTTTGTTTGACGACATTCTGTACTGGATACCTCGAAAGAGGTGCTTTGGAAAGCCCGAATATAATCGGGCTTTTTTGTTTTAATATAGCTGTTATTAGTGTTCTTCTTCTATCTGATAGCCAGCTAGAAGTTAGTGCTATTAGTGAGAGAAAAGCTGGTGCTGAAACTGTTAATAATCTAAATATTACTTAAAAGATTTATGTAAAGCTCTTGATAAGGATGTTGTTTGTTGTCGTTGTCGTATATTTGTATTAACGAAACATAGAATAGTACAACATAAAAGTAACTAAAACACAAAATATGGCTCCAGTAATCACATATCTACTAAACAATGCTCCATGGATAGCTGTTATAGTATTAGCAATCATTGGGAGTTGGAAGATGTCAAAGTATCATGCTAAATTAGAAGAAACTAGGAATAAGGTTGAGAATCTTCCTTGTGATAAACATAAAGATGACATTCGTGATTCTGGGCAAAGATATAATGAATTACAAAGAATTGTAAGCTCTACCAATGATATGGTTGTCGAAATAAACAAATGGTTAATGAAATTTGATAATGATATGATTGATAAGTTAGCAAAAAAAGCAAGTCCATTAAAAATGACTCCTCTTGGCGAGGTTTTATTTGAGAAATCATCAGCCAAAAAGACGATAGATAATAATATTGATTTTTTGATTAAAGAACTGGAAGATATAAATCCTCAAACGGCTTACGATGTAGAGGAAGAAGCTTTAAGTTATCTTTTGAGAAACATGGGAAATGAAATGTTTGCCGATATAAAGCAATTTATATACTATTCCCCTGATACAATTCAATTAAAAGACCCTTCTTCAGGAGAAGATAAAGATGTAAGGATTTCAATGCAATCTATAATAAAGCTAATGAGTATATATCTTAGAGATTTATATTTGAAGAAACATCCTAATATCGTATAATTTATAGAAGCGGAGTAACCTCCGCTTTTATTTTGCTATCCCTCCTTATATTTATTCATTCTAAATAGCTTGTAAAACTCCCAAAATATTTCTATATTTGTGCGGAAACTATGTCAAGTGGCATGGTACTTAATTCGCACGTTATATGGCTAATGAATTAAAAATTACTGATGTAGTCGATCAGAAAGCAATCACTCAGTTACAGAATCTTAAAAAAGAGATTGACGAATCCTACAATTCCTACAAAAACTTCATTGAATTGCTCGCTAAGGGTATACAAGACAAACCCTCTAATCTTCAAGAATTATCTAGTAAGTCCGCTAACTATAATAAGGTTTTGAATGATCTTATTACTACCCAAAATAAGCTGGCTGATTTACAGAAAGAACATGAAACTCTTCTTCAAAGAATAGTCCAACAAACCAAAGAGAATGTCGCTCAAATATTGGCTGAAGCAAGGGCTAACGACCTTAATGCAGCAGCTGAATTAAAGGCTCAAAAAGCTAAAACCGAGGAATTAAAACAACAGAAGTTAATAAATCAGGAACGGAAGAAAACCAAATATACTATTGAGGAAGCAAATGAAGCCCTAAATCAAGAAATAAAAACCATGAGACAGGCGGAAGAACAAAATAAGATTCTTCGTTCTGCAAGAAAAGATCTTGATTTAACCACTAAAGAAGGGGAAACAACGGTTAATCGTTTTAATTCAGTAATAGATAGAAATACTGCATTTTTAAAGAGAAACTCTGATGAATTGGTTCAAGCAAAGATGAATGTCGGGAGATATAAGCAAGATATTCAATCTGCCGCATCAGAAATATTGAAAGGAAATATTTCCCTTAAAAACATGGGGAACCTTGCCAAGAGTACTGGAGGGTTATTGAAATCTAGTATGGGGGCTGGCCTTGCTGAAGTAAGAATCGGAGTTGGCTCAATGATAAAAGGGATGATAGGAGCGCAAGCTATAATTGGCTCGTTTCAAAAAATGATAGGATTATTCAAATCAGGAGTTCAATCTATTGTAGACTTTGAAGCAGCCAACAGTAAATTATCTGCTATATTAGGTACGACTTCAAATGATATTAAAGATATGACTGCTGATGCCCGGAGGTTGGGAGCTGCTACAAAGTACACTGCTGCCGAGGCAACTAATCTTCAAATAGAATTAGCTAAGTTAGGGTTTTCAAGGAAAGAAATTCTCCAGTCTACAGAAGGAATTTTAAAATTTGCACAGGCTACCGGATCAGATTTACCAGAAGCGGCTGCATTAGCAGGGGCGGCATTGAGAATGTTTGACGCAGAAACTAGAGAAACGGAACGCTATGTCTCTGCAATGGCTGTTGCGACAACGAAAAGTGCATTATCTTTCTCTTATTTACAAACGGCAATGCCTATTGTTGGACCAGTTGCCAAATCTTTTAATTTCCAGATAGAAGATACTTTGGCTTTACTTGGGAAACTTGCAGATGCAGGGTTTGATGCCTCTATGTCTGCTACTGCAACTAGAAATATATTGTTGAACCTAGCAGATGGAAGTGGTAAATTAGCAAAAGCTTTAGGAGGTCCTGTAAATACATTGCCGGAATTGGTCGCCGGTTTGAAAAAATTGAGAGAGCAAGGCGTTGATTTGAATACCACTTTAGAACTGACTGATAAACGTAGCGTTGCAGCTTTCAATGCCTTTTTAACTGCTGCTGATAAGATTGTCCCACTGAGAGAACAGATAACAGGTGTTACAGGAGAATTAAATGATATGGCTGATACAATGGGTGATAATGTTCAGGGAGCTATCGCTGGGTTGTCTTCGGCTTGGGAGGCATTTATGTTATCATTCTATGGATCAAAAGGTGTAATGAAGGATGTTTTAGACTTCTTTGCAAAGGGACTTAGGGAAGTAGCTAGGCAATTAAAATCAAACGATCAGTTACAAGAGGACGCGAATAATCAAGCGGTTGCAAATGCACAAAAAGAGATGAATCGTTCTAATGTACTAGAAAAGCATCGGGCGAATATGGCTCGTTTGTATAAAGAAAAAATAAATGAAGGAATGAGCGCAGACCAAGCGGCAGTTGCAGCTAAAGAAGAATATATCCAAGCTATTCAAAGTCAATATGAATATGAGAATACAGCTTATCAAATAGCTATACAAGATAGAAAAAAAGCAGAAGAAGATTTGGCTAAAATTGGTTTGTTTTATTTTAATAGTTCAAAGGGGTTATCCAGGAAACAGATGCAAGATAATGTTAATACTGCTATCGCTGCTGCGGCTGGCAAAAAAGCTATTGCGTCTATTTCTGAATCTATTATTGAAGATTTAAATAAAATAGATTTAAAGCAGTCTCAAGTATTTGATAAAACTACATTTAATAAAGAATTAACAGAAGAAGAAAAAAAAGAATTAGAAAAACAGAGAAAAGAACGTCTACGCATTCAACAAGAATATCAACAATCCGAACTTGATTTAATGGATGAAGGGTTAGGAAAAGAACTTGCAAAGATTCGCCTGAATTATACTAAACGCATTGCGGCTGTTAAGGGGAATACCCAAGAAGAGATTAAAACGAGGGAAAATCTGGTTGTCGCCATGGAAGATGAGCTCTCCGAAAAGATCTATACGTATAATCAAAATAAAGAGAAGATTAACTTACAAAACCGTTTGGAGGCTCTTTCTACTAATTCTAAAGAGGAATTGGATCAAAGGCTTAGCATCCAATTACAAGTAAACGAAATACTAAGAGATGCAGAGGTAAAAGCCGCAAAAAAATCTGGAGAAGATGTAGAAGCTGTCAAAAAGAAATATGATAAAAAAGCCTCTGACATTGCAGTAAAAAATGCTCTTGAAAGAATCGGCCTAATTGAAAAAAACACCACGAAGGAAACAAATATAGTCCAAAATTCAGCAGAAGATCAGCTTCGTACCGTCGAATTGCAATATCGGAAAGGTGAAATAAATGAAAAGAAATACCGCCAAAAGACATACGAAATAACCAGAGATTCTATTCAGGCACAATTAAAATTGCTTGAAGCCCAATTGAAGGCAGAGTTAGCCACTCTTGATCCTGCTGATACTAAAGCTGATGCCATAAGAGAAAAAATAGAAAAAGTAAGGTCCGAGATTAGAAAACTAAATATGGAATTGGAGGACCGAGAATACGAAAATGAGGAGGATAAAAGGCAAGATTGGGCTGATAAATTTATAAGTTCCATGTCTAATATGAGGAATGTAACAGAAGAATATTTGGGAGAAACAGCCAGTCTATTTAGTTCGTTCTATAATGTCATTGGTATATTAACAAAACAATTTGCAGAAACAGGTAATTTTTCTCTTTCCAAATGGTGGGAAGATTTAGATCCTACGGAAAGAGCATCAGTAATATTACAAGCTTATGGTGAACTCTTTAATGGAATAACCTCTATTGTGACATCTGCCTTTGATGCTCGCATTGAGCAAATAGAAGAAGAGCAGGAAAAGAACGAGGAAGCCGGAGAAGAAGAGATAGAACGTATTGAGGAGTTAGCGGAGTCCGGTGTTATCTCTACAGAGGAAGCAGAAGCTAGAAAAAGAGCGGCCGAGCAAGCAACAGCAGATAAAAACAAGGAATTGGAAAAGCAAAAAGCAGACTTGGAACAAAAGCAGGCCAAGTGGCAAAAGGCTAATTCCATTATTCAGACGACTATTGCTACCTCTCAGGCTATAATGAAGGCTTTGGCAGAGGCCGGACCTTTCGCCGGTCCTATTCTTGCGGCTGTAATCGGAGCTATGGGAGCCGCCCAAGTAGCTATAATTGCCTCGCAGCCGATACCTAAATACGCAAAGGGGACTGATAATCATCCCGGTGGATTGGCTATTGTTGGTGATGGAGGCAGGCAGGAGGTTATTGAAACTGATAATGGTGCGTATATTACTCCTTCTGTTCCCACTTTGGTAGATATCCCCAAAAGAGCGAAGGTTATCCCTAATTTGGTCGATTATCGCAAGATGTCTTTACATTCTGATGCTCTAATGCTTGATCGACAAATGAGAAACAATAATGGAGAACCGGTTATTGTCAATGTCAATAATGATTATCGTAGGCTTGAAAGAAACACAGAAGCAACCAATGAAGGAATAGCTAAGTTAAATAGAACATTGAGAAAAATGTCAAGAGCATCTGATATGCGTTTCATTATAGGAAAATTATAGAAAACAAATAGTTATATTTTAGAATTATAAGCAACATGGAAAAAGTTATAGTTAAAATAGAATTAGAACGAGATGATGTGTCAGCAATGTTTCGTCTTTTAGGGAATAAGTTGTCTGATGAAATGTGGGAAAAGATAAAAGATAGAGAATGTGTATTGGAAGATGATGACATGAAAGAACAAGCTTCTACAATAAGACTTATGTTTGGTGCCCTCGCAATAGGCAAATTATTGAATGGAGAATGTACTGATATAGAAACCAAGCGTTCACGCTCAGTAAATAGCTTTTCAAAAAGAATGGAGGAAATGGAGCGGCAACGAGAGATACTCAGGAAAGGTAAGGGTGGGGGGCTTCCAGATATTACCATAGATAAGGCTATAGAATATTGACATATTAATCAGCGTGTGAAGGAGTACGTAAAAACTATGTTATACACCGATCTTGATAAAATTTCCCTAGATACATTCATTGATGTATTTACAGGAGATAAGAGTAAGCTTATCATCGAAGGAGAACATTCTGAAAAAGAACTATCCGAACAATCGGAGAAGCTCATTACCGAATATGTAGAGATAATCGGAGGAGCCTCCTTTCTGTCTGAAATGTCCCAAAGAAACAATCTAATCAACCTTCACATAAAAATTGAGTGTATGAAGGGAGTTGAGATTATGATTAAAAACAAGGATTGGGAGGATGCTGCACATATTCTTTCAGAGTTTGGATTTTCATATTTCCCCTCCGAACATGAAAAGATACGCAAGAAAGTATCTTCTATCCTTTCTATGAGCAAATATATGCTTGAACGAATAAATGCTAAGGAAAAGCCGGGAAATAGCTCAAAAATGGATAAAAACTACTTTGCAAGAGAAAGAGTGATGGTTATGTCTCATTTTGGAATGCAAATCCGGAAGAACGAGATTAGTGCAAAGGAATATGCTTTCATGGTAAAGCGTATGTGTGAAGATGTAAAGTCTATGAACAAATCGATAAAACATAAATAACTTATGTATTTCAGATGCCAGATATTAATAAACGGAATATCTTATGAAGCGACCGATGATCTTAAGAATTGGGATGATTTCGAATTGGCTTATAAGAGAGGTAATTATGACGGGGTAATTCGGTCGTTTAGTACAAAATTCGAATTTGTCAATCGCTCCTACGAGCTTTTAAAGGAGGAGTTTGCAAAAAACTATCTTTCTTCTAAAGCCGGCATTGCTTTCTATAAAAGGAATAATAGCTGGAATTGGGATAAGATATTTCATTGCACATTGGATTTTGGAACTTATTCGGAAGACGGTATGGTTGTCTCTATCAATGCGGTTGACGATAATCTCGCTGCTATCATCAAGGCAAAAAGGAATATTCTGTATGAATATCCGGTAGTCGATCTTTATACCAGAAGTTTGAATTATGATGGCTTGAAGTTTCAATATGAGGCTAAATATGTATTAGGAGGGAATACTTATGAATCGGACGGTGTTCAGTATGTTAATATAACAAGTATTTCAAGTGGTACTAATGCATATACAATTCCTATATATAAATTAAGCAATAGCGAACTTCCTTCTCTGGATTCCCCTATAATTTTTAGTGACGCGCAATTTACTGGAAATAGTTTGGAGGAGGGGGTACCTTTTGCCGAAGCCTTAGCAGATGTTCATGTTGATTTTAATTTTACAACAGACTATTATGTACACGTATATCAAGGAGTAGTTAATAGTATTAAGCTTCGGGTCTTCAAGAAAGACTCTGGTGGGGCTATCGAAGACGTGTGGTCGCATTATAGTGACGGATTTTACAAATATATCAATGAAACTATACCAATTGATTTGATAAAAGGGCAAAAGGTCTATTTTATGATGGAGTTGACTTTCGGTGCTCCTATAACGAATAACGTTGACGTAGTTTTCCCTAACTTTTCATTGGGAATAAGCTTTATGTCTAGAATTAACACTGTAAACATAGATGTAATCTCGCCTATTACAGTTCTTGGAAAATTGCTGGATAGCATGACTGATAGTACCGAAACGTATTCCGGACTTATTGATGATTATGATCCTCGTATGAGCATGGATAGGCTTTCTACTTCCTATATCATGGCAGCGGAAAGTGCCCGTGGCCTTCCGAATGCAAAATTATATACTTCTTATAAAAAATTCTGCGATTGGATGGAGGCCGAGTTTGGTTATGTACCTGTTATAAATGAAAACACTGTGACCTTCATACATCGTGATAAACTGTTCACTTCAACGGTAGTTAAAGATTTAGGAACAGAAATAAACGATTATGAGTTCTCCGTGAATGACTCTTTAATATATTCTTCTGTAAAGGTTGGTTATGATAAAGAAGATTATGACAGTGTTAACGGCCGTGATGAGTTCCGGTTTACCAATGAATTTTCTACCGGGCTTAACTTGCGGGACAATACCTTGTCTCTGATAAGTCCGTATAGGGCAGATGCCTACGGAATAGAGTTTCTGGTTCAGAAAAGAGGCGAGGATACTACGGATAACGACAGTGATAATGATGTATTCTTTGTAAGTTGCGATCAAGACGGGGTGAATCTCAAATTGTATAGGGCATATACGCCTTCTCAGCTTTCCGGGTTGCTAAGTCCTGAGACTATGTTTAATTTTCAATATTCGCCACGTTTTATGCTGGAGGCGAACAAAAAATATATAGGATCTTGTACTGGAATGCTTAAGTTTACATCTTCTGACGGAAATAGTGATGTTGCTATCAATGGTGTGAAAGAGACCGACGATTTCCCGACATCCGGACGTTTGTTTACAGTATCGGAGGTAGAGGTGAAAACTAGCGATATGTCTACTCCCAGCGATTTAACCGGTTTGGTGTCATTTAGCAATAAGGGTGAAATAATAACCGGGTATATAAAGCAGATGTCATTGAATGTCGCAAAGGAGAAGGCCGCTACATATACGCTGATCGTAAAAGAAGTGAAGAGTTAGAACAATAAGAGGATTGTTAAAGTGCCTTCTGTTGCTTATATGCAATAAAAAGGAAAATCTTTTGCTATTTTTGAGATTATTGGTATATTTGCAGTGAAGTGTCATGTGGCACTGTTACCCACTTAAGAACGAAAAGACCGTATGATTAAAATAGGAGACATCTGTCCATTGTTCTTTAATCCTATAAAGAATAAATTCCAACAGGACATAGACTATATTCAACGTTTTCATACTAATGATAACGTTCTGATCCAAATCTTTTCAAATGATTCTTCCCATACTGTAAGGGCATATCTTAGGAATTTGATAGTCGGGACTCAAAGCAGTATCAGCCTATTAGAATATGAAGTCAATGATAGTACTAAGATGTACTATTCTAATATAACCGGGTTATCGGATTCGGTTTACAAAATAGAAGTTGTGGATGCATCCGGAGATTTCTATGTCTTAAGCGAGCCTTTTGCTGTTTGCTCTGATAGCCTGATGCTTGAAGAAACATCTCTTATTTCTTACTCTCATAAGGATAATAATTCTCCGTTTGATAACATTTTCTGGATCGATGATGCACAACAGGTATTTAATTTCAGGCTGGAAGCCGGTTTTAAACCGGGAGGATTTTCGCCTAAGATAGAAAATGAGCAATTTAGAAACCAAAAGCAAGAGATAATAGAATTGTACTCTATTCCTTATGATGCCTTTTCCCTGACATGCGGAAATGCATCCGGTATCCCCTATTGGTTCGCTCAGTTTATCAATAAAATCTTATGTGTGTCCGACTTCAGAATTAACGGAAAAGGGTATGTACGTTCAGGAAATTCTACTCCTGAGATGTCTCCAGTATCGGAAGACGGACAGATGTTTTCCGTTTCTATTATCTTGGAACCATTGGAAAATGAAATCTCCGGAGTTGGAGGAGTACCCGGAAAATCTTCCGCTATTAATCTTGTCGGATTTAATGTTGACAATCCTAGGAATGGTGAGATGCTTCAGTATGACGAAACGAAAGTTGCTTTTGTTAATACTAACAAAATAGAGGTATGATGAAAAAGAATATATCTAAAATATTATGGCATGGAAATGAGGTGGATGAGAAAGGGGCACCTGTATATCCTCCTGCCGCACCTGTTGATCCGACAGAAGATCGTTCTTTGGAAGGGTTAAATAGAGGTGAGATATATATACATGATGAAGATTCATCTCCGCGAATTGTAGTTCGAACAGATAAGGGAAACGTAAAGGAAATAGGAGGTGAGGGATCGTTAGGCCAGGATATTACGGTATCTTCTCCTCAGGTAGGGTATGTAAAGCCGGGAAAGGTTCTTCAAAAGGGAATGTCTTACGAAGAAATATTTATTGCAATATTTAGTGGCGTCAATAGCGCTTCCTTGGTTTCCCGTCTCTCAACTCCTAACGATGTTGAGTATGGAACAAGCAAGGGGATGATAACTTATACCTCTAATAAAGGTAGTCAGGGAGCGATCGTAAAGGCGTATTATGACGGAGATGAAGACAATGTTATGGAATTTTCTCCTGAATCCAATGGCATACAGACGGCAACCAGAATATTAGAAGGGCAATATGTAAAAAACGAAACATATACGGCTACGGTGGTATATTCTGCAAGTGAAGATGGGAAAACTCCGGAAGTAACCTTGACTGATAAGATCAGTGTAAATGTCCGCCGTAAATGGTTTGCCGGCATATGTTCTTCTGTTCCCGTCACTTCTGCTGAAGTACGTGCATTAGGAACAAGTGGACTTTATAGCGGTTCAGGCACATATAAGTTCTCTGTAGATAAATGGAAAACGATTGCTGTGTGTATTCCAGCAGATGTGATCAAGGAATTGACATTGACAGCTTACCCGGGTAACTTCATAGAAGATACGGGTATTACTACCGGTCCGGTGGATATTTCCGTAGAAGGAGCCAATGGAAGTGCCGCTATTAGTTATAAGATGTGGGTTATTCAGACACCCGGATTGAATGACCCTGATACTTTCACTCTTAAAACTGCATAAGATTATGGTGAAGATAAACGGAAGTAGTTTTGCATTACAATATAAAAGAACAACGGGAAGACCTATTGATTCCACTGAAACCTTCAAGACATTGGAGGATGCGACATCGTATGCCCGCAATACGGATGCGGAAGAGTATTTCCCGTATGCCGGTCAGATTATTTCTGTCGAAATAGGCGAAGGCGTGTATAAACTGGTGAAGGATGATTCTATATCTGAAGAAGACGGTAGAAAGCATTATCGATTATCTCCAATTATTACGGAAGAAGAATCCGGGAACAAATATCTTAGCAAGATAGAGGATGATGAAGCTAGAGGGTTGATAACTTTTCTTGCCGGTATTAATGTTAAGATCAAGGCTGTTATTCAGAAATTGATAGCCGAAGACGCAACTTTCTCAAAGGAAATATCATCAAAAGACTACGTGCAGAACCTCCTAGGCTGGATGATTACTCCCGAAGGTCATATTGACGCAAAGTCCTTGCGGCTGCGTGATTTCTTGGAAGTACCGGAGTTGCGGTATAACCGTGTGTCTATTGTATCCGGTGAAGAATGGAATGCTCCCGGCGGTGGTATCATTGAATCAGTGGATGCAGTGAACAAGACCGTTCATTTAAAGTTGGAACCCGGGGAGGTATCACAAGTAGAGATTGATGATATCTGTAAGGGAGTATTCAATAACGATACCGGTTTTCAGACTGCGTATTTTCGGATTACAGAAAAGATAGACAACGCTTCTTATAAATACGTCCTCCGTAGTGGATATACTTTTAATCCTTGTAAGGCGATGCACTTTGTCGCATACGGTAATTTCACTAACGCTGAGCGCCAAAAGTCATGTTACTCTACACAGAATTACATCCGCTTCCTTAAAGGCGTTAATAACTGGGAAATAACGAAGGACATGATAGCCATGCAGTTAGGCGACTTATCTAACCTGAAGCTGTTTGGCATTGATATGTCCGGTCATAGCGCATATCTCAATAGAGTCTATATGACCGGAACTATCAGGCAGATATCCAGTGACGGTGTGACTGAGGCTCCCGTTCCGGTATTCAAGGGTAAATGGAAGTCTGGCACATACTGGTACTACGATGAAGTGACTCATAACGGCAGTACATGGATATGTATTGAGTCTACTACTACGCAGGAACCGTCAGATTCTTCTACGGACTGGTTGAAAGTCGTTTCTGAGGGACGTCCTGGAGATGATGGGACAAGTCTTGTATTTAAAGGTGAATTTGCTTCCGCTCCGTCGAATCCTCAAAACGGATGGTATTATCGAAATACTACCGACAAGAAATGTTACGTATATCAAGATGGGGCATGGCATTTAATGACTGAAGATGGGAAGCCAGGAGATGATGGCGTAGGGATAAAAGATGTTGATGTATTATTTTATCTTTCAAGCTCTGCTACTTCTCTGATTGGAGGATCATGGTCTACTACATCTCCGACATGGGTTAATGGGAAATACATATGGAGTAAGACAAGGATTATTTACACAAATACTACGACGTGGGAGAGTGATCCTACTTGTATATCCGGAGGCAAGGGAGAAAATGGATTAGGCATCAAAAGTGTTATCGAAGAATACTATTTATCGACGTCGTCTAGTTCTTTAATTGGTGGTTCATGGTCTACAAGTACACCTGCTTGGGTAAATGGGAAATATATATGGACCAGAACGGTTATCACCTATACCGATAGTTCATCGACTACTACGGATGCTATTTGCGTCACAGGAGCGAAGGGGGCTACGGGAATTGGCGTTAAGAGTGTTTCCGAGCAATACTATTTGTCTACATCATATAGCACCACTACGGGTGGTTCATGGTCTACTACTGTTCCGGCATGGAAGGACGGTAAATATATCTGGACACGTTCCATTATAACTTATACAGACAATTCTTATACGGAAACTAACCCCGTATGTGTGACAGGCGGAAAGGGACCTAGCGGAAACGATGGCGTAGGGATAAGTGCTGTTGATGTCTTATACTACCTTTCGACTTCTTCCAGTTCCTTAGTTGGTGGTTCTTGGTCTAGCACTTCTCCCACGTGGCAAAACGGCAAATACTTATGGTCTAAGACCAAGGTCACTTATACGGACAATTCTACATGGGAAAGCGATCCGGTTTGTATTACTGGAAGCCAAGGACAAACAGGATTACCCGGTGCTATGATTCGTCCACGAGGTAAATGGGATAAAAATACTGAGTATTATCATAATGATGCATTTGTAGATGTTGTAATATACGACGGATTAAATTGGTTATGTAAGACAACTCATACGTCTACCTCTTCTTTCGATTCAACGAAATGGGAAGATTTCCACGATTTTGAAAACGTAGCTACTAACGTCCTTTTGGCGCAGAACGCAACTATTGATGTGCTCGGTACTTCGGGGATATTTGTGGGTAATCTGGAGAAGACAAAGGGTTGGTTAATGACTGAAGGCTCTATCAAGCATAATCAGACAGGTGTTGAGTTAACTGCTGACGGAAAAATATCTCTTCCTGAAAGTGGGGGAATGACCGTAGGCGGAAAGACTTTCATAGAAGCCGGGAAGATAAAGACGGAGTTTATTAACGTTGATACTCTTGAAGTGACAAAATTAAAAGGGGCAACGGGTACTTTCAAAGAATTACAAGCTATTGATAATGCAGGCAAGATACAAGGCAAGATTTCTTTTAATACAGAAGGCTCTGGAGATAATGTTTCCTCTTCGTTTAATATTGATTTTTCAAAGACTTGGATTTCTGGGGATTTATACCAACAAGGGTACAATTCTGAGGAAGGTCGCTCATGGAGATTTTACACATCTGACTTGTGGTGCAGAGGGGAGTTCGGGCATAGAGTAATGACTACGTTAGAGCTCACGTTAGGTTATACCGAAAATGTCTATTTTCATGTCTATGGCTATGGTACAGATACTACTTATCATAAATATGCACAGTCCGGCCAACCGATAGATTGCATCGTACTTAAAGGTAGCGGAAACTATTATGTCAGAGTATGCGATTCCGTCAAATTTAAAAGAATTATTATTGTAAATTTTTCAGATGTAAGTAAAAGGGTTGTATGCAATGTTAATAATACATTTTTAGTAACTGTTGAACCGTGGAGATGTTGCGCCTTTATAACATCTGATACAAAATACAATTCAGCTGTATATGCTAGTATAGTTGAATTATTGCCTATTATTTTTTAATTAAAATAATGTAACAATGAAAATAGATTTTAGAAAAATTGAACTAGTGGATCTCGAAGGGAATAAGAGTACCATCGATGTATCTAAAACATTTGGAAATGCGATTTTTCAGACTACAGGTGATCTTGGAGAATTTAATCTTGCACAAGATATACACCGGGAAGGAGAAGTTGATATATCGCCTGAACAAGCGGAATCTCTAAAAAAGTATACACAGCTATTTACTCGTGTAATTGATCGAATGGCTGTCAACGAAGCTCTTTCAAAAGTTAATCAATAACTTAAAAAACAGATAAACCTATGATTCTACTAGTATTAATGTCATTCATCCTCATCGCCGGGTATGTCTTTGCTATGATAAAGAAGGGTAGAGAAATCCCTTATTCAATCAGTGATACCTACTACGCCCTGACGCATAAGTTCTGGTTTACTCTTTGCATGGTCGGTTCCGGTGCATTGCTTCTTCCGGCTGCATTGGAAGCCAGTTCCGAGAACAGCCAGTTTCTTGTATTTCTTTCTGTTGTCGGAATGGGAGTGTTAGGTGTGTCTCCCAATTTCAAAGGAAGCCAGAAAACCGCCCACTGTATCGGTGCTGCCATGTCCTTAATCTTCTCACAAATATGGGTAGGTTGTAATGCTTGGTATTGGCTCTTTCTATGGGCTGGATTCATTGCATATTTGGCTATTGCGATAAGTGAGAACTGGACGGGTAACTTCATTGTGACTCTTGTCAAAAGGAAGCCGATGTTCTGGGTTGAGATAGTTTCGTTGTTAACTGTTTATCTGACTTGCTTGATATGAAGAAGAATACAAAAGAAGATATACAGGTATGGACCGCAGTAGGAATGTTGTTTGCAGGAGTCGGACTATCCGTTGCGGGTTTTGTTGTAGAGCCGCTAGGACAGATCCATGATAGCGTATTATGGTTTTTTGCTCAATGTCTGATATATGCTGGTAGTATATTTGGGATTGGCATCTATGTTAACGGTAAGTTTAACAGCTTAGTTGATAGACTGAACAATAAAGAAACAAAGAATGATGAGCTGGATAAGGGAAAGTAACCGTATGAAACACTTGCTCTACGCTATTCCGGCAGGTGTACTTCTGACGATCTTGTTTGTCGCGGGGCTGGCTGCCGGCATGGAATTTAAAGACCGCGCATACGGGAATAAATGGGATTGGCTTGATATTGCTGCTACATTAATAGGAGGAGTTATTGGTCAGGTGATCCAGGTTGTAGTATTAATATTGATTTTATAGGAGGAAAGATATATGGCAGATGTGAAGGAATTGGCACCGTTCATCTTAAAATGGGAAGGTGGTTTCGTAAATGATCCTGATGATTTAGGAGGAGCTACCAATATGGGAGTAACAATCTCCACCTATGAGGCTTATTGCAAGAAAAAAGGCTATCCAAAACCAACAATAGAAAGGTTGAAGAATCTCTCTAAGGAGGAATGGACAGAGATCATGAAAACAATGTATTGGGACCGTTGGAAGGCTGACGAGATAAAATCTCAATCAGTTGCTAATATTCTCGTTGATTGGGTGTGGGCCTCTGGTATTCATGGTATCAAGATCCCGCAGGAATTGGTCGGTGTAATTCCTGACGGTATTGTCGGACCAAAAACCATTTCGGCAGTTAATTCTAAGAATCCACGCGAGTTATTTGATCGGATCAAGATTGCTCGTTTTGATTTTATAGAGGACATCTGCCGGAAACGTCCTGCAAACAACAAGTTCAAACGAGGGTGGTTGAATAGAATTAACGATATCAAATTTGAATCATAATAATAGGAGGAACAATCATGGCATTAACAGATATAACCTTTGCTAAAGGCGAACGTAAATATATAAGTGATACTGTACAAGTAAATTCGGCAGAAATAGGATTGCAGATCACATTTGAAAAAGGAGGTAAGCTTTGGGTGTATATAAGCTATGACGGAGAAAACTTCTCTGTTGTAGAGAGCAGGAATTACGATAAGAAGTTCGCCCGTCCGATTGTCGGAATAATCCCCGGACAATACATCAAGATTGAATGTGAAACGCAGCCGGTCAAGGCCCAATATTTTGAATCAGAAGAGTAATGGGAGCGATAGGATTAAATCCGATTAGGCTTGATGCGATAGGGCTTGATCCTATCCACTTCAATGCGATTAGGTTGGGAGTTCCGGGAGCTTCTTCCGCTACCGACCGTCCCTACATCTCTCCCGATGTATTGTCTGCCTTGACAGGCGTATGGATAGCTGACGGCAAGAGCAACACTGATCCCGACCGCAATATCATCAAGAACAAGCTTCCTGGCAGGGGAGGGGATTTTGAGCTTCTCAACTTCGCGTATAAGCTTAATAGCGGGTATGGGAAGTATGAAGAAGACTTTACAGCTTGGGGTAGAGACGCTAGTGAACTCTTAGATGTCCGCCCCGATAAAGTCATAATAAGCGATGTTGGAGGAATCAATTCTTATCGTATGATTATATGGAAAGGAAACACTCATACTAAAGCATTTAAGGCTAAAGTAACAGGTATTCCTCGTAATGGAAGATTGATATACTCGTATGCACAGAATGAAGGGGATGCTCTTACTAATATTAGTATTGATAATGACGGTGTTTACGAATTTCCATATAGCTATGGATTTACCAAAGGTCATGGATTTTTGATTGATTCTGGTACAGAACTTGAAGATTGGATAGGTTGTACTATTGAATTTATTCCTTCTTTACAAGGCTCACTATGTACTGACGGAGTCAACGACATGATTGTCAGTCAGAATCCTGTATCCGAGATGCTGGACGGAAGCAAGGAGTTAACGGTTGTGTCCATGATGTGTCAAATTAGTGATACATCCGATTCTGTTAATAGAAATAACTGGTTATTTACCCCTACTTCTTATTTGGAATCTAAGATAGAAAAAGGGAAAACCGGGAAAACTGGAATATACGGCTATACTTCAACCGATATAAGAAACGGTCAGATATCTAATGTAAACACCATACTGGGAGATAAAAATGATTATATAGCTAACAGTTTGTTAGATTCTACGGGATTAGATTATTTTTCTGTTGAAGGATTTAATAATCAAGGGATATGGTACACTTCCTCTGTTGCCTGGTACTGGACTTTCATCGCCAAACGAGCATTGACCACTGACGAGATTAATCAAGTAATAGCCTACTACAACTTGGACAAGTATGTTAAGCCTGATATTTACTACAATGTGAAGAAGCAAGGTCTTACTAATGATACTCCCGATGAAGATTGGTATCTTAAAGACTTTAGTGGTAATGGACGTGATATGACGTTATATAATTATGCTAGAACTCCAGAAAGTGGTATTAACGAAGAAGGAGGCTTGCAATCAGACGGAGTAGATGACTACGGTCAGTTTGTAGGTGATTTGGGATTGAAGGATTACACTGTGGCTGTCGATAGAGCGTATCAGGATGAAAATGTAAATTGTGTCCCATTTATATCTTCTGTTGGAAGAACGGGAGGTGCTCCTTTTTTAATGGAAATGGTGCATCCAACGTCTCATGTTACCTATCCTTATAGTTTTGGTACTCCAACAGAAAGCGTTGTATTAAATTCGTCAAGACAAATCTCATATCAGTCTACTTATGTATATAACAGGAACAGTATAGCTAGAGGTAACTCTGTTAAGACGGGTGACGGACTAACAATAGGCTCAAATGAGGGAGTCTCACAATATTCTAAATTATGCTTGTGGTCTTTCCTACTATTCCCCTACACCCTTTCTGAGTTTCTGTTGGAGCGCCAGCTAAAGAAGCACAAACTAGGCACTTTATATCCGGGTATGGTGGAGTTCAGACCGATAGTGAAGAGCAACATCCCTTATTCGTCGATATCCTACTCAGTTAATCCGGGGGAATACGTTGCTGAGGGTAGTACGGTCACTATCACCATAACATTGTCAAATTCCTCTGATAAGCTGGTCGACATATCATCTAACGCCATTAGCGACATATCCATATCTGGAGACAACGGTATCTATGAAGTAACCGGAAAGATCACCAAGTCTCCACAGAAGATCAACATAGTTATCTCCAGCTACTTGACAATGTTAGACAACGAGACTTTAATTTCAAATGAAACATTAATTAAAAACGAATAAGTTATGGAAAAGATATTTGATATAGCAAAAGACTCTGAAAAATCATGGGGTACTTTAGCAACTGCGATTGATGGGAACTTTGAGGAAGTATTTTCCAAAATTGGATACACACGAAGCAATACTGACGCAATACCTGCCAATGGCGAATATGTTAATCGGGATTTCACTCTTGCAGATGGAGAAGATGTCGGATTATATGTAGATGCTGATGCTATTTTCCAGCCGGGTTGTATGCTGACATTCTATATTTATAAGAATGACGGTATGCGGATAAGCAGAACTATCAAGAATAAGACTACTTACGATAGTCTGCGTACTCTATTCTCCTATACAAGTGGAGATATTACTGGCTATGCATATTATATTACAGGTCATAATGCCGGAAATGTTATCACCTCATTCAAGTATTATGGGGTTGAAGACGATGTAGAAACACTTTCAACGTCTATTCCCGAGATAAACGAAAGTATTAAATGCGTTTCTGACAATCTTGCGTACACGCAAAAAATAGCAGGAGGGAGAACTACGATAAATATAGCACTAACTGCGGGTTTATCTGTAGAACCAGATGTAAAGTTCCCGTGCATAATTAAAAAGGATTCTCAGGTGACATTTAATGTTGTGGATGCAGATGGAATAATAAATTCGAATCCTAGTGTGTACTTATGGTATACAGATGAGACAAGGAGCCCCGCATTAAATGTAAATACATTGATAGATATTACTTCCGATGTTGAAGCTATAGCGATTTACTTAACAGGATCATCGGTGCTTATGTCTGGAACAATCAAGTTATATGCAGATTTCTCAAACTTAATTATTAAAGAGGCAAAAGATTATGCTGATGGTAAGGATAAATTGTTTGAACTGGTTGGAATTGGTGCTTCATCTGCCATTTATAGCGATTGGAAAATCGGTGATTTATATTATTCAACCTCCAGAAATAAGATATATAGATGTTGCTCCATAGCCCCATTTGATACAGAAGAAACTAATATCTTGGATAGAGGTGTATTGTATAAATATAATGGAATTATTTACATTTATGATGGTATATCTTTAACTAAATACCACGATAAGGATATTGAAGATGGCGTAATACTTGATTATAACGAGTATCTTGTCGGAGAGGATGTAAATAACGATAATACAGGAGGAGATAAAGCAACTTATATCTATAAGGATATCGCCCGATTCGGGGTTGCGGCTGATGAACAGGTTGAAATTTCTTGTGATAACATAAAAGATGCTATTTCTGCTAGATCAATACAAATTTATGGTTTTACGAAAAACGGTGAAAAAACTGAGATTAAGTCAATGGGTGCGGGTAAAATAGTTTTTTTGCCTTCTTTGTTATATGAAGCTTTGTCTGTAAGGTTGTACCCGACAACAAGCGGTATGAGTGCATCATATGCTACTTATACAGGTCTTAAGATACGAAAAACTAGAAGCGAACCTGTACCTGCATATTATTTGAAGGATAATTACCTTAAGGATAAGCTATCAACGATAAGAGGTAAGATGGCGGATGCGCAAGGCAATTACGATGCATTTGTATTCATCACGGACATCCATTGGCTCCGCAATACTAAAAACTCCCCCGCGCTCATTAATTACATTTCAAGCAGAGTTCCGTTGCCAAGAGTTATAATGGGAGGAGATTATGCAGACGGATTGAACATAGACTGTAACTTGGCGTTTAATTCTTTAAGCAATAAGATATATCGCGCCATCGGCAATCACGAATATATGAATTATTTTGAAGAAGATGGGGTGCAGGTAAAAACCAATATCACGGACGCAGAAATATGGTCATCATTACAAAGTGGCATGACAGACTGTGTTATAGGCGATGCAAATACAAATTACTATTATGTAGATAACACTGTCCAGAAAATGAGGTATGTGTTCCTTTCGGTGTTTACTGATGATTCGGCAGGTAAATTTGAGGAAACGCAGGCTACTTGGTTAAACAATACCCTAGCGAATATGCCAGACGGTTATCTTGCAGTTGTTGTTGCTCATTATTATATGTCTGATGATTATCCGACATCTTGGACTCCTACATTAACATCTATTGGTCAGCAGATAGCTAATATATGTGATTCGCATAGTGGAAATGTTGCGTGTATGTTGCAGGGGCATACGCATATGGACTTAATGAAAAAGACAGATGGTGGTATACCAATATTTTCTACAACTTGCGACAAGGCTAATGCGGATAGTGATGAGATTGGTGAAAGGGCTTCTTATATTTATGGTAAGCGAACTAATGGAACAATAAATGAACAGGCATTCGATGTGGTCATTATCAATAAAAACGCAAAAAAAGTCAGCCTTGTCAGGATTGGTGCGCCTGCTGACAATGGGGGAGGAGCTGAACTTGAAGTAAGAGAGCAAACTTATGCATAACTCACTGAATTTTATATCCCAATAGATATTATATAGTTGGTTAAATAGTAAAGTTTATGAAATACACAGTATTCCCAACAATTGACTTGCAAGAGGTCCCTCAGGATGAGATAGACAAGCGTAACCTTGTTCCTCGCAAGAGCGTAAATGAGAGTGAAACCTTGATGAAATGCCAGCACTATGCTGCGTTATTCCCTCATAAGATGATTAAGACTATTGCTGATGACGGAACGGAAGAGCTGTCTTTTCCGTATCCTACCTATGAGGGCGAGGATTTAAATGTATTGTTGTCTAGTCCGGAATGGACCTCGAACGAAAGTATTCTATGAAGTCCCTCCCTTGGATATTAGTCTGCCTGCTTGTAGGTGTTCTCGTGTGGATGCGTTGTAATCCGCACGAGCCTTCAACTGTGTACATTAAAGGAGATACCGTACATATCCGGGACACAGTAAGAGACACAATCCTTAAGCCGGTAAGGGAAACTCTGAAACGTACCGATACGGTATATCTACCTATTCTGATAGATACAACGACTGACAGAACCGTAGAAGGCGATTCTATTCCGGTACTGATACTGATAACAAGCAAGGAGTATAAGACCGATGATTACCGGGCTGTAGTCAGTGGATATAATCCCAGCCTTGATTTTATGGAGGTATACAGAGACAAGGAAATTATTACTCTTTCACCTTTACAGAAGAAACGCTGGGGATTGGGCTTGCAGGCAGGATATAGTTATCTGGGTGGTTTGTACTTCGGTGCCGGAGTTAGTTATAACTTATTTATGTGGTAAATTACCGGAACTACTATCTTCACAGACCGTTTCCGGTATGAAAAGTTTAAGTTTTACTTACATAACAATTTCCAATGGAAAAATGTTTTAAAAGAAAGGAGGCTAAAATGATACATTAATTAATACTAAGCACTAAGTTTATCCGGTAAGTAGAAGGCCGGTTATCATAACAAATGTAGCTCTTTTGGGGGCAGAGTAAAAAGAACCCCCGACACATTAAAGTTGACGCCAATCAATACTTTAACACACCAAAGCATACATCGGTTGTGTCAGGGGGTATAATATCCTTAACATTCCGAAGTATGCTTTTGTTCTTTTGGTGTATGTACTGATTGGCAAAGGCAAAAGTACAACAAAAAAGTTAATTACCATGTGTAAGTCAGAGATTTTTGCCGAAATATTGAACCTTGTAGGAAAAGAAACTGAAGTTTCCACAGAATTAATCCTTTCATCAAGTAAAGTGACTGAGGTTGTCGATGCCCGCTCCATTGTAGTGTTCTTCCTTACTGAATTCGGTCTGTACCCTGAACAGATCGCCACTTTGATTCACAAAACATCAGCCAGTGTACGTTACCTGATATCTACTTTTGAGAGTCGAAAAACAACAAACAAAATGATTGCAATATATCTGCAAAATATTCGCAAATCGCTTGAAAATGAGCTCTGATTTACGCAGTTTCTATTATATACTTTTGTGATGCGGTTGATATTGACCGTAATAAAAAGTATAAATCTCTATGGAAAGAACGTACGTTTTTAATCAGGACGGTGGAGCGGCTTCAGGAAACGGCCTGCTTGCTTCTATTCTTCCGTCTTTGCAAAACAGAGGAATTGATACCGGATACTTGATGGGCCTGCTTGGAGGCGGCAATGGTAACGGTGGTTTCTTTGGTAACAATGGTGGTTTTCAAGACATCATTGCGCTTATTGTGATTGCGGCTATTTTTGGAAATGGCAATTTCGGCTTTGGCGGAAATAACAATCAAGGAGCGAACGAAGGAAGAGAGATGATCATGCAGACACTTAACCGAAACGGTGTCGATATTGCATCACTGGCACAAGCCGTGAACACTTCTTCCGATCAAATCCTTGCCGGTATTAACTCTGTATCCCAGGCAATCTGTGGTCTTGGCAACCAAATGGGACAGAATACCAACAGTATCCTTACCGCAATTATGCAGGGTAACAACGCTCTGACATCTCAAATCTGTAGCTGTTGCTGCGATATGAAACAGCTTGTAACCACACAAGGATATGAGAGTCAGCTCGCAATGTGCAACCAGACCAATACATTGGTTAATACTGCAAACCAAAACGCATTGTCATTACGTGACGGTGCTACTGCCAACACGAATGCTATCCTTGCCAAACTTGATGCAATTCAGAATCAGGCATTACAGGATAAGATTGCATCTCTTACTGCGGAAAAGGCAACTCTTACGGCTGAAATCTCCCAACGTAATCAGAATGCTACAATCCTGAATGCGGTAGGTCAACAGATTGCTCCCCTTGCAGCAGGATTGCAAGCATTGCAAAGCGATGTTGATGGAATCAAATGCAAGTTACCTAACACAGTTCCAGTTCAATACCCTAACATTGTTGGTGTAAACATGGATACTTACCGTGCGGCTGCTTTCGGTGCTTATGTTGGTGACTCAGCATACGGACGTAGCGGATGCGGTTGTAATAACTACTGGGGTTGATTCTGGTAAGAAAGGAGGTAATTATGTGGCCTAACTTTTTTACAGGATTTCCGTTCTCGTTTCCGTCAATAGGAAGAGCGAATTTCAATACTCTTCCTACGGTGGCTGTAACTGTCGGTACTGAAAATGTGACTTTGGAGCTTCCTAACCATGTGTTCCGCAACAGGGACTATGTCGGAGGGTTCTATGTCAATCTTCGTCAGGCGATCCCTGCCGGTACGACTGCAACACTCCCGATACTGATAGGGACTAACGGGGACACAAGACCGTTGATGGCTTATAACAATGAGCCTGTAACTGTTGCAAACTTGGCTGGAACCGGCATCTATGAGATTCATTACAACAAGTACACCAACGAATTGTATCTTGTTAATGGCGGATACAGACCGACAACGGTTCCGGCTCCTACAGTAGAAACCGCTTCTTTACGGAGCAAGTAATAATTAACATGGAGTTTTGTGGTATTTTCCAAAATGGAAATAGCCACACTCCTTTAAAATTAAACAATCATGTTTCAGAACTTACGAGTAAACAGTACGTTATATCTTCTTCACAGAGGTGCAAATCCAAGTTTGGAATGTGGGCAGGTCGTTAATGTAAGCCCTATAAAAACTATATATAAGACTGTTCCCAACATGCCTTATCCACAGCCTGTCCAGGTTATTGATTTTGTCGTGAATATAAACGGACAGAATGTCAATTTGCAAGAGATACCGGCTAATGCCAATATTGCTGATGATGTTAAAACAGGAATGCTGATTACAGGGTCAAGAGACGAGATGAATACCGAGGTCCTTACTATGAAACAGAAGAGTGAGGATGTTCTAAAAAGCGTGGAATATCATCAGAACTTTCTTGGGGTATGTGACCAGATGCTTGCCATGCTTAACCCTGAATTTGCAGCCAAGCAACAGCAGGAGCAGGAAATATCCGCATTGAAAGGGCAAATGTCCAATATGGATAAGAACATGCAGGAGATGAGCAGAAATATGGCTGACCTCATTGTACAGAATCAGAAGTTAATGGAACAGCTCGGAGTAATTGAAACATCCAAAACAAAGAAATGATTATGGGAATGTGGACGATAAGAGAAGAACATGATGGATATGATCGTGACTTCGGAATGAGAGGAAGAAACGAGGTTGAAGAAGCCTATCGTGAAGGTTGCCGTCATGGTTATGAAAAGGCCATGAGTGAAATGCGTGGCGGTGGAATGGGATTCCGTGAGAATGGACGTTACGATAGTGACGGTATGAACGAACGTCGTATGCCAGGCTATTTCCCTGAATCCCCTATGTATGGAGATATGGGAGAACGTAGACGTAGGCGTTCAAACGGTGAGTTCTATTAATCGTATGAGGGGAGAAATCCCCTCTTATCCTAAAAAGCAATTAATTATGGGACAAAGACTAGATACGTATGACCAGATGCCTTCAGCAATGAAAAATTATCTGTCGTTATACGGTTGGCACTTCTCTAAGAAGATGTGTGAATGGGCTGTTTCTAAAATGGAAGTTGAGAACAAGGCTACCAAGCAGAAGGAAAAACTCGTTCCGATCAAAAAGGAGGAAGTAGAAGAGCTTCTGAAAAAGTACGGAATTAAACTGGAGAAAGATTCCGGGTATGATTGCGTATATGTAGCTAATATGGCGAAAGCTGATTATTATAAGAGTTCCATTATAGATGAATCCCATTTGGCATTATTCTTGAAGGATTACATAGATGATCCTGACGGGTATGACGGTCTTCCTTTTACCCGTTTCTATGCGGATTGTATCGGAAGTGGCACACCTATAATGTGGGATGATATGCTCTGATTATGATAGTTCAAGATTTCTACATACCGAAATATGATTGGATAGTTAAGGTGTACTATGCCGTAACGGCTTACTGGACCAGTGATATTCTATGCGCACTTCACCGTATCGGTTGTAGAGGAGAGGATTTCAAACAGGCATACAGAAACCTCTCTTCCGGGGTTCTCAATACCGGTCTTACTTATTCGAACTTTGAGGACCGTGAGACTGTGATGGTAATTGCTCTCACTTCTTCCCCGGGAGAGTTTCAAAACTCATGGGACCACGAAAAAGGGCACTTGTGCCGGCATATCTCACAGGTATTCAATATTGATCCTTACGGGGAGGAAGCCCAATATCTTTCCGGTGAGGTAGGTCAGAAGATGTTTCCAATAGCGAAGAACTTCTTGTGTGAACATTGCAGGAAGAACTTATGTCGAAGATATTAAGGGGCATTTTGTCAGAAATACAGGCGAAAATGAGAGAAAAAGACTACATAGATGATTTGATTTCACAAGCAGACGACCGGTGCCACTCGGATTTCTGCCGGCTTCTGTTAGTAATGCTATGGAACGCCTAGAAAAGTGGTTGTGTTGGCTGATTCCTCTTGCAATTATTGCAAGGGTTATATCTTTGTGCTTGTCCCTGGCTATGTAGTCGGGGATTTTTTATACCTAAATGTTAAAAAACTATTATACATGCAGTTTCCTACTGCAATGTATTGCAGTATTTAAAAATATTCTTATCTTTGCAATATCAAATAACAATAGAACCGGCGGCAACGGATAAGCGGCATAAGATTATGAAAACATTTGAAATCAACAACGAGACAATTACTATTGAAGAAGTAGGTTACGGGCAGTATATATTAAGTGGTTTAAGCACCTCGGTACATTGTACCGATTCTGAAATTTGGGACTGGTGTGATGACGATGAAAATGAAGAAAAACATTTGGAAGCTAAAGAATCCGCATATAGACTGCTTGTAAATTCTTTGTAAAATGAAAGAATATACTTTACCGGAATGGGCGTTCTTGGACGCTCATTCTCATTTGGGGAATCCTCTAGAAACTAGGACGGTTATAAATCATACCCGTTCTGCTTCTGTCATTGAGATAATAGATCGTGATAAGGATGAATTTATTCCAGTGGAAGGCGTTGTTGTGTATCATTTCAGATACATAAGTTCTTCCGGTACTGAAAGACTATCAGCAATACTGCATTATTGTGCTACATTAGACGAAAATACTGATAAAAATCTTATAATTAATGAGATATTGCGTCCGTGCGCTATGTGGTACTGTGATTATTGCGCATGGGAAGATAATAATATTTTAAAGAGTATATTTGATGGAGAATGAAAGAGAACGTATTGGAAAGCGTATAGCTGAGCTTCGTAAAAAGAAGGGTATTTCCCAAGCCAAGTTATCCGAACTGACTGGAATTGGTTCAGGACATATCGCACGCATAGAACTCGGGAAGTATAGTACAGGAGTAGATTTGCTAAGCAAGATAGCTAATGCGCTGGATTATAAGTTGGATTTTGTAAAAGATAAATAGTATGGCGGAGGAGAATAAATACAACCACGACTCGGTGAATGAGTTGTTGACATGGGCCAAGGATGTTCTTGACAACAAGAAGTATCCTTCCGGAGAGTTCCAATTGGATAAATGCGCGAAGATTCTCGACTGCGGTAAGTATCTGGATTCAATGATTTCGGTTATCTCTAGGAACTGGGAGAATCCTACTTTTCATCCTAGTATAGATCAGTTGAGATTGTTTAAGGAGAAGATAGAGAAAGGAGTATAATATGACTTACTTATGTGTTGACAAAGACGGCACCGAACGTATTATTGAATGTGAGGTATATTGTGAAAGGAAAGGAAATAAAATCCCATACAGGTTTGAAGAATGTTGTTGGGGATATAATCCGCATAATGATGTATGTATCGAACTCCCTAGAGGTACAATAAAGAAAATCCTCGGTCGAGAAATAACATGGGAAAATGAACCTGTTGAATTGACATAGAAAAGGCAGTCGAATAAGCTGCCTTTTTGTATTTTGGTCAATTTGTTTCTATTCTATAAAATATTTCTTATATTTACCTGAATAAAAAGAGGAAAGTTTCTAATTTGGATAAAGTTGCTCTATTGTTGCTCTTTTTGTTGTAATGTGTTATTGTAAGTATTTGTTATACATATTATTATATTATTTTACTGGTTAGCTTCCCAAGCTAAGGGTCACGAGTTCGAGTCTCGCTTACCGCTCACGATAA